GGTCGGGTCCGGGTCGGCGGCCGCGCGCTCGGGGTTCGTCAGGCAGGTGTCGGGATCGATGCCGTCGCAGTTGCTGCAGCTGTGCGTGGCGTCCGGCTGTTGTCCGCTGGCCTGACGGGGCCACGTCTGCGCGTAGCCGACGCAGGGGCAGTTGGCGCAAGCACTGTTGTGCCGGTCGACGGGGTGGCTGCAGGCGCAGACGGGCTGTCCGCTGGCCTGACGGGCGGCGTCCCGGATCCCGGCGGGGAGGCGGTGGCGGACGTTGATGCCCGTGTCCGTGGGGATGCCGTCGTCGTGGTTCTGGATCAGGTCGTACCAGTGGTCATGCTGGTCCCCGGTCGGCATCTCGACCCACTCCAGGGTCGCGGGGTCCTTGTCGCTCTGGGAGGTCAGCCAGGCGATGGCGGCGCCCTTGGCGGCGGCCTCGTCGTTGGCGTAGCCGATGAGGTAGTCGGAGACGTTGCCGGGCTCGTAGTTGGCCTCCCAGGCGGGGAGGAGGGTGTTCAGGGCGTAGATGCGGGCGTCGTTCATGTGCTGCTCCTGGTGTTGGGGCTGGGCCGCCACAGCGACGACCCGGCAGACAGCGAGGGGGTCAGGCGGTGACGTGCTCGACGGCGTGGACGGCGCGGCCGGTCCAGGAGTGGCGCCCCTTGCGGTCCTTGTGGCGCGACATCAGGCGCCAGATCTGTCCGGGGACGTGCTCGTCCCAGCGGTAGCTGTAGTCGGTGGCCGTCAGGTACTGGGTGTGGGCCGCCAGAGCGGCGTCCAGCGCGCCCTGGAGGGTGTCGGCGCTGAAGGTGGGAGTGTCGCCGGAGAGGACGACGTAGGCGGTGGTCACGGTGTGCTCCTGTCGGGGGTAGTGTCGGGCCGCCCCGCACTTCGACTGCGGGGCGGACTGCGGCGTACTCAGGCGGTCGTGGCGACCCAGGCGCCGGCGTGGTCGTGCTCGGCCTTGGGCTGACCGACCGGGCATCCGGGGCAGTAGTCCCGGCCCTCCACGTCCGTCCACCCGTCGCGGGCGGCCTTCTGGTGGTGGCGGGCGGCCTGGTCGTCGGAGCGCTGGATGTGCGAGGTGAGGGCGTAGGACGTGCAGTCCTCGCAGTCGCAGGTGGTCTGGGTGGAGGCGTCGCGAACGCTGCGCATGGTGTGTCCTTCTGGGTGTGTGATGGCGGGGCGGGTCAGCTGGTGGCGGGGGTGCGCTTGCGGAGGATGTAGGCCTGCTCGTCGGCGGCCGACGGCGGGTTGATGCGGAGGGCGTGGAGGACAGCGGCGAGGACAGTCCCCGGGTCGGCGTCCTCCGCACCGGCAGCGCCTTCGATGGCGTGCCAGGCCCGGTCGTGCTCCTCAACGGTGAGAGTGCGGGCGGGCTGCTCGGTCATGTCGTGTCCTTCTGTCGGCGAAGGTGGAGACGGTTCGTGATGCGGTTCCACTGCCAGCAGGCGCTGGTGCCGCAGTCAGCGCAGTACTGGTCGGCGCTCTCGCCGTCCATGTCCGGCGCCCAGGCGGTGGCCGCGTGGTGCTGTGCGGGCGGGGCGTTGAGGCGGGCAGCACGACGGGCGCGCATGCGGGCGAGGACCTGCTCCCGGGTCGGCTGCTCCCACGGGTGCATGCCGACGCTGGCCTTCCACCGCCGCCCGTGGCCGCTCTGCTCGGTGCCGCACCAGCGGCAGCCGTACGGGGTGGGCGGGTGGCCGTCACGGAAGCGGATCGGGTTCCGGCGGAGGCCGGTCGCAGGGTCACGGGTTACGAGGGTCATCGGGTGTTCTCCGTGGTGAGGCCCTCCAGAGGGCCGAACGGGATGGTCTTGGGGCGCGGCTCGACCGGGATGATGGCCGCGTTGTCGGGGAGCCGGTCACGGAAGTGGGCGGGGATCTCGCCCTGGCACATGACGTTGTTGGAGGAGATCTCGCTGCCGTCGTTGAAGCGGAAGGTGAAGAGCCGGCCGCCGAACCCGAGGAACTGCGGCGGGGTGGTGTGGTCCATGGGTCGGATGACGTAGTGCCAGCCGCCGGCTCGGGCCACACGGTCGTTGGGGCCGCCCGGGAGGCGGGAGGCCACCAGGTCGCCGTTCGCGGCCCATGCGACCTTCTCGTTCCAGAAGCGGCAGTCGAAGCAGGTCTCGTTGGTGCAGCAGGACTGGTCGAGCATGTGGGTCTCCGAGTCTGGCGGGCCGCGCATTGACGAGCACGGCGTCAGGCGGTGGCGGTGGATCGGGTGAGGGACGGCCGGCCCGCGCATTCGAGGGCACGGGCTCAAGTCAGGGCCTACGCCTTGATCAGGTAGAGGCCTGGATGTCGGCGATAAGGACGGTGGCGTTGTCGGCGGAGGGGCGTCCCGGCCCAGCTTCGGCCGAGATACGCACAGCGCCGTCCACGAAGCGGTGGGCGGCAGCGTCCGTGGGACCGGCGAGTTCAGCGGCCAGGGGGCGCCCGCCGTCTTCGTACGGTTCGTAGGCGCCGTCGGAGGCGAGGACGAGGCGCAGAGGCTCCAGAGGGATGGTGAAGGCCTCGATGGCGGGGTGTCCGAAGGTGTTTACGCATTCGGCATCGGTCTCGGCGGCGCCGAGGTAAGAGGTGATGATGTTGCGGTTGCCGCGCGGCGGGCGAACACGGCGAAGGTTGTGATCCTGGGTGATCTTGACGGCCGGATGGTTGCCGACGATGACGTAGGCGCGGGAGTCTCCGCACCATGCAATGGTGATGGGCTTGCCGGGAACAGTGACCGCGACGACGACGGCAGCGGCCGGAAGGTCGTATCGAGTGAAGGGGTCGTTGCGTGCGGGGATGGCGGCGTAGCGGTCGTATACGGCGCGGAGTCCGGCTTCGGCGCTGCCGCGTTGGGCAGCCGCGCGGGCTACACGGCGGGCCGTGTTGCGGGTCCAGGCACTGATGGTGTCGGTGGAACCGATGCCGTCGAGGAGAGCGTAGGCACGGATGCCGCCGGGGGAGGTGTGGACAGCGGTGGCGTCGCACTGGTGGCTGCGGAGGCCGATGTTCTGGGCGGTGGCGTAGGTGTCCATGGTGGCCTCCGTGCGTGGGCGGGGTCAGAGGGTGGTGACGGTGATGGGCTGGAGGGACCGCTCGATCTCGCTGGTTGCGCTGGCGACCTCGTCGTCGGCCTCGTTGGCCGGCGCGATCCAGTAGGTGAGCGGCGAGGAGACGGTCTGGCCCTGGTCGTTGATGCTGTGGACGAACGCCTCGATGACGTACTGGTTGTCCGGGGCGGGCGTGACGACGACGAATCCACCCGGGACGGAGTGGACGGTGGGCGTGGCGTGCATCGGGTGGTCCTCTCGCCGTGTGTGGGCGGTGGCAGTAGGGCCGCACGCCCCGGGAAGGGGGTGCCGGGGCGTGCGGCCGGGGGTGAGGCGGCACTCGGCGGACTGCGGGCGGTGCACGGAGGGGGTCGTGCGGCCGTGTGTCCGGGTACCTGGCCCCGGGCGCCCTCCCCTGAGGGGGAGTCGGGGAGGGCGGGCGGCCCCCTTGGGGGGTGGGGCCGCGTCTGGGGATGTCAGAGGGCGCTGGAGATGTCCTCGGCGAGGCGCTCGATGGTGAGGTTCTCGGGGGCGTGGCCGTCGTGGGGGCGGGGGGTGGAGCGCTCGTGGACGGCGGTGACGAACCGGTCGTAGAGGTGGTCGTCGGTGGCGAGGAGCGCGATGACGTCGGCGAGGGTGTCGGCGGTGACGCGGGTCGTGATGGTGGCCATGCGGTGTTCCCCTTCCGTGGTCCCGGTGTTGGTACCGGGTGGGTCGTTCTCGGTTCCACCACCATAAGCCATAACCCATTGCGCTCGCAATGGGTTATGGCTGACTGGGGCCACGCAAAAGGGCCCGGCCCCACCCGGGACCGGGCCCTCCCACCACCGCACACTCAGAACGGCGGCTCCTCGCTGTACCCCCCACCCTGCGGACCCGACGCACCAGTCGCCCACGGGTCATCAGCGGGAGCACCGCCACCACCCTGCCGGCCACCGCCACCACCCTGCCGGCCACCGCCACCAGCCTGCTGACCACCGCCGTACCCACCCTGACCACCACCACCGGTGGACTTGGTGACCTTGACCGTGGCGCTCTTGAGGCTGGGGCCGACTTCCTCCACGTCCAGCTCGTACACCGTCCGCTTCACACCCTCACGGTCCTCGTACGACCGCTGCTTCAGCCGACCCTGCACGATGACCCGCATCCCCCGCTGCAGGGACTCCGCCACGTTCTCCGCGGCCTGCCGCCACACCGAACAGGTGAGGAACAGGCCCTCCCCGTCCTTCCACTCGTTGGTCTGCTTGTCGAACACCCGCGGGGTCGACGCGATACGGAACTTCGCCACCGCCGCGCCGGCCGGGGTGAACCGGAGCTCCGGATCGTCCACGAGGTTCCCGACAACCGTGATGACCGTCTCGCCTGCCATGCTGATACTCCTTCGTCTCGGCCCTCAAGCCGCGTTGCTGATCTGTCCCACGGGCTGCACCGGCACATACCGGCCCTCCGCCCGCGCCTTGTCCTTCGCCCGCTCCCACGACCGCTTCACCGCGGCAACTGACAGACCAAGCCGTTCCGCCACCTGCTCGTACGACAAGCCCCGCCGGATTCCCCGGTCCACGCCCAGGCGCCGCTCATCGCGGTTGAGGTGGATGCCGGACGCGCCGTTCGGGTGGGACAGGGCACGCTCCACCGCCACCTCGTCCACTCCAGCGCCCCTCGGCACCGAGCCCTCGGCCAGATCCCGAAGCGTCCGCCGGCTGGCTTGCACAGCCTGGATGGGCGCCCCGTACTCGTCGAAGTCCAGCCAGCCCAGCAGCGCGCCGAGGCTCCGGTCCGGGTCGACAAGGCCGGCCAGGACGACAAGGAGCGCGGTCTGCTGCTGCTGGTCCAGCGCCCCGAGGAGCTCCTCAACGTCCTGGACGCCACCGTCACCCTGCACGATCGTCGTCAGGCGGGCGGCGACCGGCAGCATGTCCTCCGCGAGGTCCCCGCGGTCCTGGGTGGTGAGCCGCTTCATGCCGCCGCCTCCAGGTCCTGCTGCCTACGCTCGTCCCGGTCGAACCGCTGCACCGCAGCCCGGAGTACCGAACGGTCCACGTTCAGCACGCTGGCCATGTCGGCCTGCGACATCCCGGCCTTCCGCCATTCGGCGATGTGCTCCCGGGCTTCTATGCACCGGTCCATGGCCTGCCCCGGGCCGCGGGGCGTCACCTTCCGCAGTCCCCAGCGCTCGTCCTGTGTGAGACCGCCGAGAACACCGAACTGCTCCCCGGTGTCCAGGGCCCACTCCAGGCACGCAACCCTGACCGGGCACGCCATGCAGACGGCCTTGGCCTGCGCGGCCTGCTTCTGCGCGGCCTTGCTGACGCCGACGGGGAAGAACAGCTCGGGGTCCGTGTGATGGCAGTTGGCCTGCTGGCTCCAACGGGGGTCCTTGGGGGTTGTGGCGGCGGGTGTTATGGCGCGGCGGGTTTCGGTGGTCATGCGGTTTCTCCGAGGGGATGTCGTAACCGGGCTGACGGGGCTATGCGGCGGACGCGATCGGCTCCGGCCAGGTGGCCTTGGTGATGGCGGCGCGGTGGGCTTGGGGCATGGGGGTGATGGGGTGGCCGAGCCAGTCGCGGCCGGCGGCCATGAGGACGACGGCGTCGGCGGCGTTGTCGTCGCCCTGGGTGGGCCAGTCGGGCCAGCGGCGGGCGACGGCGTCGACGATGAGGTTCTTGGTGGCGGTGCCCTTGCCGGTGGCGTAGAGCATGCGCTGGTTGGTCGACATGAGGCCGATGGGGATGTCCCGGGCGGTGAGGGTGTTGTAGACCTCCCACCAGAGCCAGCCTCGTTCGTGTCCTCCTCCGCCGCTGCGGGAGAGGGCGGGGGTTTCGAGGACGGCGAGGTCGGGGCGGCCGATGGTGTCGAGGACGAGGGTGCGTACGTGCTGGAGGGCTGTGGCGCGTTCGGGGTGGGAGAGCTTGGTGAGGGGGCGCTTCTTGTCGGTCCAGCCGACGACCTGGCACCAGCCGTTGCTGGAGGCGATGCCGGTGGCGGTGAGGCTGGTGTCGATGCCGATGACGGTGGGCGGGGTCATGGGGTGAGCTCCTGTACGGGTACGGGGCCGTTGAGGCGGGTGCGGAGGTAGGTGGCGTGGCCGGGCCTGTGTCCGAGGTGCCACTGGAGGCAGTACTGGCAGTGGTATGGGCGGAGGTTTGGGCCGCCGTTGCGGCGTATGCGGCTGGAGGCCTTCTTGGCGTAGGCGCGCTGGTGGTAGCGGACTTTGCCGAGGCAGGAGATCTCGTACTCGGTCATCGCGGCTCGGGGAGGCCGAGGTCGCGGGCGAGGGCGGTGCGGGCGGTGGTGTCGTACGCGGGGTTGTGGATCCAGGCGGCGACGAGCGCGAGGCGTGCGCGGAGGAGGGCGAGGTCGTTCTCGGCGGTGGCGAGGAGGGCGGTGTGCCGGGTGCAGAGTTCGCCGGTGAGGGTGTTCTCGTAGCCGGGGTCAGCCATGACCGTGCTCGTAGCCGGGTACGGGATGGCTGGCCTTCGCCATCGCTCGCGTCAGGTCGTCCACGTCGACCTCGGTGTCGTCCTTGATCTGATCGATCCAGTGCCGCAGGACGTGCATGACAGTGGCGAGGTTCTCTTCGGCCTTCAGCCGGAACTGGTGGGGGGTGGTTCCGGTGCGGCGCTGGATGGTGACGGTGTACGAGTCGCGCGGGTCCGGTCCGTGCCGCAGGTCCATGGATACGGACGGCGCGCTCATCTCGGTCTCGACGTAGTTCTCGGCGCCGTACCCGTCGAGGACGCCACGCATGGAGGCGACGAAGATCTTGAGGATCTCGGTGGCTTCGTCGAGCTCGAGGGTGGCGACGCCGTCCTTGATGGTGAGGGAGCGCATCATCGTGCCGTCGGCGAGGATCTCGGCGGCGAGGTCTCCCAGGGCGTCGAGGGCGTAGTCGGCGAGATCGGCGGGCGTGGCGGTCTCAGTGCCAGGGGCGTTGACGAAGGCGGTCTCGATGGCGTCGCGGGCCTGCTTTCGACGCTTGGCGCGCTGGGCTTCGGTGAGCTCAGTCCTGGTGGTCATGACGGGTCTCCGTCCGGGGGGGTCCTGGGGTGGGGTGTTGCGGGTGCCATGGCCGTGCTGGGAGAGCACGACCATGGCGATGGCGATGAGGCCGAGCGCGAGGGCGATGGCGGCGTTCCAGGTCATGTGGCGGTGGGGAAGTCGCGGCAGGTCTCGAACCGCTGGTGGAGCGGCCCGTCGTGCTGGTCCTCGAGCTGCCGGGGCGGCGGCGTGATGCCGAGGCGCTTCCAGTGGGTGGCCTCAAGTTCGGCCATCGTGCGCTCGGCGAGGCGGCGCTTCCCCGGTCCCATGTCCTCCTGCTGGCGGGGTGGGGTGGGGGTCTCGGGGCCCGGCACCTCGGTCCAAGGCCCGTACCACTCGGAGCCGTCGTCCCAGGTGCGGACGGTGCGCTGCTGGGCGCGGGCGCCGCAGTGGGGGTAGGTCTGGAGTGCCTTGCGGACGAAGGCGAGGGCCTTCTCGGCGGTGTCGGCTCCGTCGACGCCCCAGTCGCCGACGACCTCGTACTGGATGTCTTCGACGGGGTCGTGGCCGGTCGGGGCGTACGGCTCGAGCTCGGCGAGCCGGTCATTGGTGACCCGCAGCTGCTCAACCACGTCGGACAGGGCCTCGTTCGTCGAATGCCGCTCCGCCCGAAGACGGTTGATCTCCTCTTCGGCCTGACGGCGGCGGCCCATCTCGTGCCCCAGGGCCGCACGCCACTTCTGCGCTTCGCCCTCGGCCGCCTTCAGCCAGCCCGCGTGCGAGTCCCGCTCCTCAACGTGACGCAGGATGCCCTCGCCGTACGCCTGCGCCCGCTCGCGGGCCGACCGCCACGCCAGCCGCAGCCGTGCGTTCTCCTGCTCCTCCTCGAAGAGGGCAAGCCCGGTACCAGCGATAACGTTGGACAGCTCGGCCTCCTTGGCGTGGAGCCGGGCCACCTCCTCGGCGTGATCCGGCGCCAGCCAATCAGCCACCTTCGTGCGGGCCTCCAGGTCCAGTAGCAGCGCCACCGGGCGACCGTCCTCGGCGATGGCGCCGATGGTGAGGATCGGCTCCTCTTCGATCGCGGGCTCCATGGCCACGTCGAACCGGGCGACGATCAGCGGGTCCGTGGTGCTCATGCGGCACTGCCGGCGTGGTCGGTGTGGGCGAGCTCGGTCTCGGCGGCGGTGACGGCGGCGTGCTCCATGCGCATCTCCAGGACGCGGTCGGCGTAGCCGAGGGCGCGGAGGAGGTGGGCGTGCTCGGCGTAGAGGGCGGCGCGGTCGGCGAGCTGGGCCAGGGTGAGGGTGCGGGTGTCGTCGTAGGCGTCGGCGCGGCCGGCGGCGTACTCGGGGTCGTGGCGGTAGCTGTCGGGCTTGGCGTTGAGGGTCAGTTCGCTCATGACGGGTCCGTTCTGGCTGGGGCGGGGCCTGGTTGGTGCCCCGCCCAGGGGTGGATGGTCAGGCAGCGCGGCGGGGGCCGGGGATGTGCACGGTGTGCGGGGTGTCCGTCGTGCGCTGGGCGGGGATGGAGCTGGCGCGGTCAGCGGCGAGGGCGGCGCGTTCGAGGAGGCCGATGACGTCGCTGGTGCCCGGGCGGCGGTGGCCGAGGTGGGGGTCGGTCTGGGCGAGCCAGCCGGCGAGGTGCTCGATGAGGTCGTCGCCGTTGCCGGAGTCCGGGGGGTCGGTGGGCAGGACGCGGGAGATCCAGGCGAGGGCGGCCATGGTGGGTTCGTTGGTCTCGACGAGGAGCCGGGCGTGGGCGGGGTTGCCGAGGAAGGCGTTGGGGGTCTTGCCCGTGGCGGCGCGGAACACGGCGGCGGTGATGTCGAGGCGGCCGTGCTCGTCGGCGAAGTGGCCGTGGTCGGGGTTGATGAGGCCGAAGTAGTTCACGAGCTGCTGGGCGGTACGGAGGATGAGGCCGGTTTCGGACATGGGTGTCTCCCGTGGCGTGCTGCGTGGGGTCTCTGGTTGGTCCGGCCCGGCCGCGAGGGAGTGGGTTCCTCGACCTGGCGGCCGGGCCGGTGCTGGAGGGGTGTCAGTCCTCGATGGGGGTGGGGTGCTCGTCGGCGCAGGCCGGGCACTGGTAGCGGGGGAGGTTGTACGGGCCGGACTGTTCGGCGCGGCGGAGGCCGGGGGCGGCGCTGTCGAAGATGGCGTCGCAGTAGCAGTCGGGGCAGGCGCACATGACGATGCAGCCGCTGGTGGGGAGGTCGACCTTGATGGCCTTGGCCGCGATGGTCATGGCGCGGATGAACGCGTCGGTGTCGCGGGCGTTGTCGGCGTAGTCCATGCAGGTGTTGAAGATGTCCTGCTGGACGGGGAGGAGGTCGTTGTGGTGTGCGAGGGGCGGGGTGAGGCGGGGGGCGGTGAGCACGGTCATGGCGGCGCTCCGGGGTGAGTTACTCCGTACCGGCCCGGGTGGGCTGGTGCGTTGTCGGCTCCACCACCATAAGCCATATTCCATTGCGCACGCAATAGGTTATGACCGGGTTGGGGACAGCAGAAAGCCCCGCTCCCCTCGGGACGGGGAACGGGGCGACAGGGACGACCGGGGCTTCGCCAGGTCAGGGGACGGCGGCAGTGTTCGACGCCACCCACTCGGCGTGCGCGACCAGGAGGTCGGAGTACGACACGTAGACGACGCCGCCCCACTTCTCGACGTCGAGCTTTCGGTCCCTCACCCAGCGGCGGAGCGTTGATGTCGAGACGTCGTAGCCGGTTTCGGCGAAAAGGACCACGGCCTCCTTGTACGTCACCAGGTCGGTGTCGAGCGGGCACGGCTGGATGGTGCTGATGGCCACGTGGGCTCCCGGGTCTCGGCGGCCGTCGTTCGCAGCTCCGGCGGCCGATATACGGGTGTGATGCGGGTGCTGACGGGTGATCGGGAAGCCCCGTCAGGTGATGAGGGTGTACGCGCGGGCGACTATTAGACCCGTGAGGGGCCCGTTAGGTTGCACGGGCCGCCAGAAAGTCTCGCCGCTTGATGTGGTGGTGCGCGATCTGCTTGAGCGTCCACGTCGTGTGCTGGCCGTCGTCGTCCGCGCAGTACCGGTTGAGGCAGACGACGGTCTCGCTGACGCGGTCCCAGACGAGGCCCCAGGTGTCGCAGCCGGGGCAGGAGTGCCGGCGGACCGTCTTCGCGTCGCCCATGAGGATGGCGTGCTCGAGGCCCTGGCGGTACATGACGATGTCGCGGGCCTGCTGGCTGACGGCGCTGAGGTGGGCGGTCTCCTCGACCATCCACCGGTAGACGGCCTGGGCTTCCGCGGGGGCCGGGCGGGCCGGGCTGGCGCCGTCGCGCAGGACGGCGGTGACTTCGACGGCCTCGTCGACGGCGGCGCGGATGTAGTCGTAGACCTCGAGGCGGATGGGGGCCGAGGCCTCGGTGGTGGTGGCGGTGCGCTGGGCGCGATGGCCGGCGCGGGGCGTCAGGTACTCGTCGTGCAGGAGGCGGAGGCGTTCCGCCGGGGTGCTGGTGTCCCCACTGTGCATGCTGTCCCCGTCCGCTGTGCGGCCCTCGCGGGCGCGGGTGCGTGACGGGGTGCCAGGGACGCGCGCCCGGGGCCGGAGTTACTCACTCCGGGTTTGTTCCGGACGCCCCATCGTGGCACAGATGGGGCGAGAGGTGAACGCGCTGTGTTCGGATCGATCAAGTCGGTGATCGACGTTGCCAGGGGTTCTCCCGGTTAGACCGCAATGTCTATCGGCATATGCGATTCACACGTGCTCGGGTGCGGCACGCATGTCGTCGAGCATGATGCGGAGCTGCTCCCACTGTTCGTGGCTGACGATGTCCTGGGCACGGGCGCCGTCGACGAGGAGGATCACCGCCTGCATCGTGGTGTCGAAGGTGCGCGCGGTCGCGGGGTCGGTGAGGCTCCCGCCGTCCGCAAGGAACATGCTCTGGATGGTGAGGGCGAGTTCGAACGCGGGTCTGGCCGGGTGGGCCGGCCCGGGGTCGACGGCGACAGGCCGGCGGCGTCGGTGCGCGAGGTGGATCACGGATCCTGCGCCGGGACCGGGCGGGCCGGCCTGGGGCACGGGGGCGTGTTCGGCTGAGGGCATCGGGGGCGTCTCCGCTCCGGGCAGCTCGGGAAGGGTCCTTGGTCCGGGACTCCCCAGTCCGGGCCTCGGTTCCGAAGCGACTGCCTGACACTCCGGACTGCAAGGTTGCACTGCGGTTGGCCCATGTGGCCAGGATCTGGTTTGTTTTTCACACCACTCTCACCGCCCAAACCATAGCGTTCCAGCCATAATGTCCGCCGTTTGGCCGAAATCGGTACGGAAATCGGTCGGTGGCATGAAGAAACCCCCGCAGTCCTGGGTCGGAGTTTTGCCGACAACAACCCGGTGGCCTGCGGGGGCCAAGAGACCTCACGGGCACGCCCGTCAGATGACGGTGATTGTAGCCGCGGACCTCGCCACGGGGGTAGACCTTCAGCTAGCTCGCTGCGGCCTGGGCGGCCTGCAGGTGCGCGAGCAGGATCTGCTGCTGCTCAGGCGGCATCCGCTGGATCACGATGCCCGCCACCGCCGCGCCGTCGTTCCACGGGATCGGAAGGCCGAAGGCACGAGGCTGCTCCGGGCGCTGCTCCGCAGAAGAGGACTCTGCCGTACGGACAGGTTCGCTTGGCTCGGGCCGGGGGTCAGGGACGGAGGTGAGGGGCTCATCCGGGGCGGGGGAGCCTGCCGGGTTCATTACGTCGTAATGAACAGCCTCGGACTGTGTCGACGGCGTCGGCTCTTCCCGCGGTGCGGGGGACGGCTCGGACCGTGTACGCGCCCGTACGGACTGCCGGGCTTCCTTGGCCGCCTTCTGCTCGGCTTTCAGCCGGGCCAGCGCCGACTCCTGTTCCTCGGCCGGCTTGCGTCCTACGGCGCGCAGGTTGCTGGCGGACTCCTCGCCCTTGACGAGGCGTTCCTGCAGCTCGGGGGTCAGAGTGAGCAGACCGAGGCGCTGGGAGATCCATCCCTGGCTGCGGTGAAGCCGGGCAGCGAGAGCTTCCTGGTTGCCGTGGACCTCGAGGAGCTGTTGCAGGGCGCGTGCCTCGTCGAGGGGATCCAGGTCCTTTCGGTGGACGTTGGCGACGAGCGCGGATTCGAGGAGCTCGTTGGGGTTGGCGCCCAGCTCGTCGTCGACCATGACCTTGATGGTCTTCAGGCCGGCTTCCCGAGTGGCTGCCAGGCGGGAGTTACCGTCGATGACGACGTAGCGCGTCTTGGGCTCGAGCGTGTCCGCGCGGCTGGGGTTGGCCGCTAGATAGGCCTCGCGGGCCATGATGGAGATGGCGGCCTTCTGGCCGTGGTCGCGCAGGCTGGCTGCGAGGTCGGTCAGGTCGCCGAGTTCGCTGCGGGGGTTGTCGGGGTTGAGGCTGATGTCCTCGACGGGCAGGTGGGTGATGGGCTGCGGCTCGTCCTGAATGCCGAGGGCACGGTTGAACTCGGCTCGGCGGTTGCTGCGGGCGCCGGCAGCGGCGCCGAATGCTGCGGAGGGGCCGAGGGTGGCGGCTTTCGAGGTCATGCCGTCACCTGCTTCGCGATGTCTCGCATGGCTTCCGACTGCTCGCACGCGGGGGCGTAGGACAGCAGGGGCTCCTTCCTGCGGACGGCTTCTCGCTGCTCCTTGAGGTCGTTGATGACCGCGAGGACCGGCGGGTCGCCGAGGTTGCGCCACTCGGTGAGGGACGAGGTGGCGATGGCGCCGCGGCGGCTGTCGTAGAGGTTGACGACGAGACCGAGGTAGTCGACTTCGACGCGCAGGTCGGTGCAGAGATCTCCTATCTGTCCGGCGAGCATCCCGTAGGCGGTGGCGGAGGAGTCCTCGGCGAGGACGGGAATGACGACGCCGGAGACACCGGCCGGCTCGCCGGTGCGACGGCGGCCGTAGTAGAGGGCCGCGTCCATGGCGATGCCGAGGCTGGGCGGGCAGTCGACGACCATTACGTCGTAATACGGCTCGACCGCGGCGAGCGCCAGCTCAAGGGCGCTTTCCTTCTGGAACCCTCGGACTTGGACGGCCTTGACGCCGACGCGGGCGTCGAGGAGGAAGCCGTCGAAGCAGGACGGCAGCAGGTCGAGGTTCTTACCGAAGCGCGGGTCCTCGATGGTGACGATGAGGTCGCGGAGGTCGCCGTCGGTCTCGCCGCACATGTGGGCGATGAGGCTGTCGTGTCCGGGTGGGATCTGCTCGATGCCGAGCTGGTCGGACAGGTGGCCTTGCGGGTCGTAGTCGATGAGGAGGACCCGCTTGCCCATCTCGGCGTAGGCCTGGGCGATGCCGGCGGAGATGGCGGTCTTGCCGACGCCGCCCTTCTGGTTGCAGACGATCTTCCGCTCGGGGATGCCGCCCTCGGGCCGGTCTCCGGGGGACGGGTTGACGTCGAGCCAGCGGCGTACGGCCTGGGCGAGGCCTTGGATGAAGGAGACGCCGCGGTCGGTGCAGGTCTCCTTGAAGGCGTCGTAGAGGCCGTACGGCAGCCAGGTGCTGAACGAGTCGGCACCGGTGGTGTCGACTGTGCTGGAAGACGCGGGTGCCTCACGCCAGTTCATGACGGCGGTGGTGACGGCGTCCTGGATGTCGAGCTGCAGCTCGGCGGCGCGGACCTTGAGTTCTTGCTTCAGCGCGGGCGGCAGCTTCGACGCCACCTTCTCCCTGTCGCTGGGGAGGTTTGGGGATGCCATGGCGTCACCTTACTGACTCCTGAGGGTTTGGGATGCACCCGGTGTCGGAAATGCGCGTGTCCCCGCCCGAGCCCGGTATTACGTCGTAATACGAGGACGCCCGCGCTGCAGCACGAACTCCCTGTCCTTGCCGCCGAGCTGCGGCTCGGCTCTCAGGTCGGGGCGGGCCGTATTACGGCGTAATACGGCTGGGGGCAGCCGGGAGACACAGGTGGCAGACCCTGCTCGGCTTGCTGCGGCAGGCCCGATCACGCTGCGCCGAAGACCTGCCGGGGCTCCTGGCGCCCGGTGGCCTGCCCGCTTCGGGCGTACAGGCGGGCAGCGTGGATGCTGGCCTCGATGCCGGCGGCGGGCTCCTTGGCCTGTTGCAGCTCGAGCTGGGCCAGATACTCGGAGTGCTCCTCGGGCGGGAGCCGGCGGGCGACGAGCGCGGCGTCCTGCCGGGCGCGCGCGGCCTCGACACGCTCGGCGAACTCCGTGAGGTTGACGGGCTCGCCGCGGTGCTGCTGGTGGGCGGCGAGCGCCCGGCGGTATCCGTCTGAGGCGGTCTCCCGGGTCCGGGCGGGCGCCGCGGCGGGTTCCGTTGGCGGCGATGACGTCCCATGGGCGGGTGCGCGGTCGAGGGCGGCAACGGGAAGCACCTTGAGCGCGCGGACCGCATCGGTGCCGATCTTGTCGTTGATCTGGCGGCAGAGCTGTCCGCCGAGGAGTCGGAGCTGGACGGCGTAGGCGTCGGATCCGGGGCGCAGGGCGAGGACGCGACGGTCGGGGTCATAGGCGACGGCCTGGATACGGCCGTCGTACTGGGGGCAGAGCTGGGTGAACTGGTCGAGGATGCTGCCGCCTTGGACGCCGGCGGCCCAGCCCTGCTCGGCACTGAGGCGGGTCAGGGTGGCGCCGAAGGTGACGGGGTCGCGGCCGTCGGATCCGCGGCGGGTCCCGGTGCGACGGGTGGGCTTGGTCGGGCCGGTGCCGGGGCGGCGGCCAGCCTTGTAGGCGGCGAGGGCCTGGCGGGCGAGGTCGGCGCCGGAGGTCTGCGGGGTCTCAGGCATAGGTGGCGTCCGTCCAGGTGCTGTTGAGGCGGATGGTGGTGGAGGCATCGAGGAGGGCAAGACGGACAGTCTCGGAGCCGTAGACCGCGCGGGCGCTGTCCTCGCCGGCGGTTGCGATCCAGGCCCGGACGAGCTCGAGGTTCCGTCGTCCCTGGAGACGCATCTCCTCAAGCTCGTCAGCGGTCAGATCGAGGGTGATGTCGCCTTCGACGATGGCGTCGCCGTCCGCCTTGGTGTCCTGCTGGGTCTGCAGGCGGTCGAAGCTAGGGGCTGCCCAGTCGCCGTCCTGGGTGAAGGTGCCCGTGGTCTCGAGGGTGGTGTCGAGGGTCGCCTGGTGGGCGGCATCGAGAGTGAGGGCAGCGTGGATGTACGCGACGGGGTTCTTCGGGCGCCAGCCCAGGCACATGCCGGTGAGCTCGTCGGCGATCTGGTGGCCGTTGAGTCCGCGGTCGAACAGGGGCCGAAGGACGTGAGCGAGGCGCCGCAGCCGCCGTTCGCCCTGAGTCCAGTTCACCAGGGCACGGACGATGCGGGTCTGCTGGATCTCGTGGGCTACCTGAGCCGGAGTGCGGCGCTGGGTCCCGCTGTTGCTGCTGGTCTTGTTGGTCGAGGTCGAGGGGGATGCGGTTCTGCGCGCGCGCTTGCGCGTCGTGTCTGTAGAACCACCCACTACCTGAACCTGAACCTCTTCCTCTACCAAGTACAGGGAAGGGGGCTCACAGGCGTCCGAACCAGCGTTGTCCACAGGCCGGTTGTCCACAGGGAGGGCGGGGCGCTGGGCGAGGGTCCGGGCGGTGTAGCCGGTGCCGATGATGCGGTGGCCCATGGCGTGGTCGTAGACAGGGGGGATGGTGGCCGCGTAGACGGTGGCGGTGCCCGCGTACCCGCCGAGACCGAGCTTCCTGCGGACGTTCGTGCGGGTGCCGTGGACGACCCAGGCGAGGGCGCCGAGCTCTCGCAGGACCGCGATGTGCCGCTTGATCGTGGCCTTGGAGACGCCGATGCGGGCGACCATCTCGTCGAGGCAGTAGCGGACGTGCCCGGTCGTGTAGTCCATGCGGTCGGCCAGGTCGTCGGCGACCCGCTGGGTGGTGGAGTTGGCGCCGCGGTGGAGGCCGACGCTGATCAGCCAGGTGACGACGCGACGCCACCGACGGGGGCCGGTACGGCGGGCAGAGGTGTGCTCGAGCTCCTGCCCGGAGCCGTGCACCGGGGCCCAAGTGAGGCCCTGAGTGCCGTGCGGAAGGCCCTGGGTGCCACCTACCGGGGGGGAAATAAGCCGCGAATCGCCCGTGCGGGCGTGCGGAAGCTGACAAGACGGTACGGCGTGCTGCAAGATGTACTCGCTTAGGTCGAAGGGCCGAGGCACACGAAAGCCCCGCTTCGGTGGGTGCTGGTTCCGCGAAGAACCTGAAGTCGCTCGAACGCTTGAGCCTCGTCGTCAAACGAGACTCGGGATTCGGGCCTTAGCTCGAAGCGTCAACTTCGAGCCGTAGGAAGTGGCCGCGACGGTGCGTCAACACCAAGCGGCCGGCGGTTGAGGATGAGCCCCCGTCAAAGGGCACAAGCGCCTCCCGCCTAGAAAGTCGCTACGTCACTTGATCCCCCTCAGTGGGTTTCTTCTGCTGCCCCGCGGTGGTGTGGCGCGGGAAGTCTTTCGTCCAGCCGTAGCCTTCGGCGAGGTGCTGAATCACTGGGCACGTTTCGTGGTCGTAGAAGCGCGCCTGGTCGTTCAGATCTCCGTCGTGGTCGTAGGCCGGGCAGGCATGACCACGGTTGCCGTGGAGCTCAACGAGTCTGCGGTCGGAAGCGCACCGGCGCAGGATCATGGTCGGACCGGAGCAGTCGCAGACCGCGCCGGGGACCTCAGCCGCCATTTGAAGAGTCATGAGGCTGGTCAGACTCAGCGCGTGAACTTCACACTCTCGGTCGTGCCAGTTCGTCACGGTCTGTTCGGCCTGCATGATGGCGCGTTCCAGGAAGGCGACTGGCTCGTCGGCCTGGGCGGTCATCGCGTGGTGGCGGTAGAGGTGGTGTGACCCGTGCTCGCCGGTGTGATCTTCACGGCGGAGCGGAGGGTCCCACTGGTCGCGCCCCAAGGAGGGCGGCTACTCTGACGCACGTCGGTACGTCCTTTCATGCATGGGCGGCGTGCCGACGAGGCCGGCACCTTACTTAGCGGTTGTGTGTCGGCCACGGCCCCGCTCCCACGCTTGCCGGCGTAGGACTTCAGCGGGGCCTTCGCCCTTTCCGGGGCCCCGGCCAACTGGTGCTTCGGGCCGCTCGTGTGTGAGTGGTCGTCTGGCGCCAGGCGCAGCCTATCTGTTGGGCTCGCCACTAGGCCACCTTCCTTCCGGATCCGTTCGGCTGTGTCGTACGAGCCGACTTGTCATCAGATATCCAGGTCATCGGACAGTCGTGCGGATCCCCGGCGGTGTCCTACGAGAACTCACACTAAATAAGTCGTTCACGCAGCGATCCGGCCTGTCTGAGGAGAAGGACCGAGCAGCAAAAAGGAAGTAGGGGACTCCCGGGCGGTGTCGAGGTCGAGGACCTGGCCATCGCGGATGGTCCGACGGCCGACGCGGCCGGCGGTGGCGGCCGTACGGCAGACGCCGCATCGGCATCCGAGGTGGTTGTAGCGGGACTCCCCATGTGGTGTCCCATCCCGTCGCGCCTGGCGGCCGCGAACCTTCGCGACGTCGAGGGCCGCGGCGAAGGCCTTGTCGGTCTGGGCTCGGCGCGGGGGGACGTTGTAGTGGACGCCGACGACAGTTGAGGCGTTCTTGATGGTGGCGCCGGCTGCGACTTCGTCGAGGAACTGCTGGCGTACCTCGGGGGTGAATTGCGCGGTGCGGCCGCGACCCCGGGTCACGGGTGCTGCCGGATGGGGTCGGTGTCGGCGGGGTGGACGGTGGTGAGGGACCGCCCGGTTTGGGCGGCCATGACCTCGTACCCGGCGTCCGCGAGCGCGGCCCTCAGTCGGCGGAGTCCGGCCGCGTCCCACTGGGGTTGTTCGACGATTCGACCGAGTCGGTAGCCGACGGCGAGGGCTTGCTTCCAGACGCGGTCGACGGCTTGCGGGTCCAGGTCGGGGAAGAGGAGCTCGGGGAGTTTGTCGGGCTGGCCGACGACGTGGAGCTCGGCGGTGTTGATGAGGCCGGCGAGGTACTCGCCGTGGGTGGCGGCGCGGTCGGCGAGGGCCTGGTCGACGTGGGCCGCGGTGGTGTCGGGGTGGGCGGTCATGCGGCTCGGGCCTCCAGGGTGGTACGGACGGGCAGGAGTAGCGGGACGGGCCGGGCGGCGGCCGCGGGGCGGACGACTGCCAGGTGTCGGCGCGGGGCTGGGATGCGCGGCGCCGGGTGCGGGGTGCGGGGGTAGTCGGGCAGCCCGGGGATCACGAGCTGCACGGGGCGGTCGGGGGCGAGGCGGCGTTGGCGGGTGCCGTTGGTGTTCGGGGCGGCGGCGACCGGCCAGTGGCCGTCCGGTACGATCCGGGCCCCGGCCGACAAGAGACCGTGGTGCTGGGCGGCCTTCAGGAGATCGGCGCGGGTGGCGGTCTCCTTGTCGAGGCCCAGGAGCGTGCACAGCACCGCGCGGTGCCAGTTAGCAGTCCTCAGGTCCATCCCGGCCCGGTAGGCGACGAGTTCGGCGTCGGTCTCGCGGGCGAGCGCCCTCAGCACCGCGCGCTTCGTCGGGGACCCGGCCTCCGCGATCCGCTCTGCAGGAACAGGGGCCCCCGCCTGAGCGGGCTGGGTGGCGCGGCGGGTGATGAGCGCCCGGTGCCGGTCCAGAGACCGCTGCCCGCCCCAGATGCCGTCAGGCTCGACGAGCCCGCCGCCCGGGATCTCGGTGGCGGCGTACGACCGGCACGCGGCGAGGACGGGGCACCGGCCGCAGATCTCGATCGCGAGCCGCTGGTGCTCCAGGCGCTCGGCCGGCTCCTGGCCGCCGTCGACGGTGGAGCCGCCCCACGCGTCAAGCGGCAGGTCGGGGTCGGCGGCGGACTGGGTGGGCTGGTCCGGGTCGGGGGCGCAGCCGCGGTAGGCATAGTGGCGGTGCTCGGTGAGGTCGCGGTAGGTGGTGCTCACGGGGTGGTTCCCCCTTCCTGGGAGCGGGTGAGGCGGGTGTAGGCGGCGTCGACGGTGTCGTTCGCGTCGGTGAGGACGTCCTTCTCGGCGCGCTGGCGGTCCAGCTGGGCGCGGAGAATGTTCACGTGGTGGGTGTCGCCGGCGCGGATGAGGCGCTCGGTGACCGCACGGTGCCGGTCTCGACGTCGGTTCCGGCGTCGGTGGTAGGCGGCCGTGGCGGCGTATCCGGTGACGGCGCCGGCGAGCGCGGCGAGGGTGAGCAGGACGGGGTGGTCCACGGCGGGTCCTCCTAGAAGGGGTGGGTGGGTCCCGCCGTGGGGTAGCGGGTGTTACGCGGCGGCGGCCATGCGCGGCGCCTCGGGGGCGTACCGGTCGATCTCCTCGCCGGTGATGGCCTCGACGAGCGCGCAGACGAGGATCTCGGAGGCATTCGGCGTGACGGCGTTGCCGTACTGCTTGACGCGCTCGCGCTTGGAGCCGAGGACGATGTAGTCGTCCGCGAAGCTCATGGCGCGCCCGATCTCGTGCGGCTCCAGCATCCGGAACAGCACGTCGTCGAGGTTGATGTCGCCCTTCACGAGCGCGCACCGGTCCCGGGTCGACAGGGCGCCCACCGGGTCGGTCACCTGACGGGCGACGCCGGTCCCGTAGTACGGCACGAGCATGTGCTCCCAGGTGAGGAGCGACTGGTGGCCAGCTGTCGTAAGCGTGCGCAGCGGCTCGTCGACGGAGGTGCAGTGCTCGGCGCCGTTGCCCCTGCTGCCGTTGTTCCGCATCACCATCGCGGGGAGCGCTGGGGTGACGAGGCCGTGATGGTTTCCGGACGCGGTCACCGTGGCGAGCGCGTCGGTGACCGGGCGGGCCACCGAGCCTCCGCCGCGGAGCTCGGCGATGAACGGCAGCCACGCGAGGCCGGTCTCGTTCCGCGCGGTCTGCGTTCGCAGCGGTACAAGCGAGGACGCGGCGTCCTTCCCGTCCCTGCCCTCGACCGGAACCAGGAGCGGCGGGACGGCCAGGCCCTTGGTGAGCGATGCCGTCTGGGTTGTCAGCGGTGCGTCCACGGGCCACGTCCGGACCCCAGGGCGCCGTTCGAAGGTGTGGCCGGCGGCCTCCAGGGTGATCGGGCGGGAGAACTTCTCCAGGCCGGCCTTGATCCGGGCGAGGGTCTTGTCGGCGAGCGGCTTGGCCCGGTCACCGATCCGCTGCCCCGGGATGGACCAGTCGATCGCGGCCAGGGCCGGGAGCGCCTCGGGCTCGACGATCTGGTTGCGGCACGAGGTGTTCGGGCACCGGTAGACGTACTGCTGCCGGTAGCGGCCCATGTCCCTCGTCGGGTCCTTGAACCGCTGGACCGCCTGCACCGTCCGATCGCACGTCGAGCACCAGGCCCGCGGGCGCAGCCACTTGTCCCAGTCCGGCGTCCGGCCGAGCGACCGGTGCCAGTACGCCACGTACAGCCGGTCGCGGGACTGCGGGGCGGCGTGCACGGACCGCGGGTTCGCGTGCATCGAGTTCAGCGCGATGATCCGCGTGAAGTAGCCGAGCTTGTGGATCTCGCCGATCCAACGGGGCCAGTCCACCCACTGGCGCACGTCCACGACGTTCTCCACGACACCGGCCTTGACCAGGCTGCCGCGCTCGATGACACCGCGCAGGTAGAGGGGCACCTCCTCCATCAGCGCGCGGGACTCCTCCTCCGAGGTGGCCTCGCGCGGGTCCTCGTCGTCGCCGACGTGGGCGAACTTCCCGGCCTCCAGCTCGGCGTACAGCTCCAGCAGGTCGCCCTGCATCGCCTTGTCGAAGTCGCGCTGCTTGCCCTTCGCGATCGACCAGTTCGTGCACTCCGGGGATGCCCAGAAGATGTCGGTGACCGGCCACGCCCACACCGGCGCCTGGCGGATGTCGCCGCGGTAGTGGGAGGCGTCGGGGAAGTTCGCCTCGTGGGACTGGATCGCGCGCTCCCAGTGGTTCGCGGCGCGCTCGACCCGCACACCCGGGACGGAGTGCATGCCCTGCGAGGAGCCGCCGGCACCGCAGAACCAGTCCATGACGGTGAGCGCGGTGTCGTCGTTGCGGTAGGCCATCAGGCTGTTTCCCTTCCGTCGTTGCGGGCCTCGGCGGCCTGCTTCAGTTCGGCGAACCGCTGGTCGATGAGGGTGCGGAATGACATCCACGCGCAGCCGGGCGGCGGGCCCTGAACTTCGTGGTCGAGGACCTGGTGTCGCTCCGCATCGCCCTTGATCTGTGACAGGGCGAGCGGACTGTTCCAGCAGTTCGGGTCGGCCACCTGCTTCATCAGCCGCTGCACATGGACCGACTTGTCCTTGTCAGCGGAGGTGGCCGCCTTGTCCGGCACTGACAGGGTGTCCTGCTTCTCCGCAGCGCCCGTCGGCGGTCCGGCGAGTTCGGCGATCCGGGCGGTGAGGAGATCCTCGACCCGGGTCGGGACCTTGTCCGGGCCGGCGGGGACCTGGTGGTCGGTGAAGTTCTTCTCGCTGGCCTCCGCCAGGTTCGCCCTGCAGAGGTCGGCGCTGTTCCAGCCCGCGCGGACCTTCTTCATGAAGTCGTCGGCCTTCCGGCGTCCCACGAGCACGAGGATCTGCTCGTCGAGCAGCTCAGCGAAGGGACGCAGGACGCCAGCCTCGTCATGAACGCGCGACTCGTGGAAGTCCTCCTGGCCGACCATCCCCTTCACGGCGCGGAGCCCTTCGAGGTTGCCCCAGCGCTTGTTCATCAGGCCGTAGAGCTCTTCGAGCCGCTCTTCGCGGGAGGGCGCGTCACTGAGGGCCTTCGCGTCGGCCTTGGCCTTGGCCGAGTCGCTCTTCGACCACAGCTCGGTGGCGACGCCGAAACGCATGGCAGCGTTGCGCAGCGCGTCGCCGATCACCTCCTTGACGGCGTTCGGGCCCTTCTTGCCCTGCGCGTCGCCGTACCCGAGCCGGGGGTGGCCCGCCACGGTGAGACGGATCCACATGCCGCCGTTGTGGTCGAGCTTGGGCAGCCCGTCGGCGTCGAACGCCAGCGGCTCCCAGGTCCACAGCGGGTCGACTTCCAGGAGGCGGATGGTGACGTCGGCGTGCCCGACGTAGTCGAGGTGGATGTGAGCGCTGGTGAGGCTGCCGTTGCAGTCCTCGCACTTCCGGCGCTCGTGCCGTTCGCAGACCTTGAACTTGGCGTCGCGGCACGCGCCGCAGGTCACCTTGGGAAGCTTGGAGATCTGCTCGGGGGCGAACGGCTCGCGGAGCTTGGCGAGCGCTTCAGCCTGGTTCGGGACGTGCTGGGTCGGGCCCTCCGCCGTGATGCTGGCGGGGGCCTCGCTGGCCGTGGCCATGAGGTCTCCTGTGTGGTTGTGGTCGTACTACGCGGCTCGGGGCCCGGTTGTCGGCGTCCAGGCCCGCGGCTGCGTCAGGCCGGTCAGGCCTCGGCGAGCTTCTCGGCCGGCGCGATGTCGTACTTCTCGATCAGCCAGGCCTTCGCGATGTGACTGAGGGCCGGCTTGTAGCCGAGCTCGTTCTCACGCTGTTCGGCGGCGGCCTGGAAGCGGGCCTTGAGGTCGGCGTCGACGCGGACGTTGAGGTTGCCGGTCTCCAGACCGGTGTTCCGACGGGCGCGGTGAGCGTTCGCGGCCGGGGAGAACGTGCCGGCGATGAACGCCTCCAGGCCTTCGGCGACGTCTGCGGGCACGGTGCTGGACGCCTTCTGGATCGCGGCGCGGGTGACCAGCGGCATGTGGATCGGCACGTTGGGTGCGGCGGTCCCGGCCTCGGTGGCGTTGCGCAGGCGGCCCCAGCCGCCGGGGGCGAGGACCTCGTCGACGGCGGCGGCCAGTTCGGGGGCGCCGACTTCGGTGAGGCGGCTGGAGGCGGCGCGCAGGTCGGCGAGGAGGGTGTCCTTCTTGGAGGGCACGGTTCGGGGTCCCTTCGGGGGCCGCCCGATGCTCCGGCGTGGGGCCGCCGGCGGGCGGGTTCGGTTGATGGCCATGCCAGTCTCCTTCTTTTCCTATTGCGCTCGCAATAGGACATGAGGGTCTCTGCCGGGCGGCAGGTGCTGCTCGACATGGAGAACACTACCCATAACCCATTGCGCACGCAATGGGTTATGGGTAGTGTGAAGACACACCACAACGACGGGGGCACCGATGAAGCACACCAACCGCCAGACCACCCACCGCACCCTCGCCGATCTCTACCGCGCCATCGACCGCCAGCACGCCGTCACCATCACCTACCTCAAGCCCGGCGAGACCGAGCCCACCATCCGCACCATCGAGCCGTTCGACATCCGCACCACCAAAAACGGCCGCATCGAGATCTACGCGATGTGCCGCCTGCGCGGCGACGCCCGCAAGTTCACCCTCGACGGTGTCCTCTCCTACACGCTCCACCGGATCGCCTTCGTCCTGGAGCGCGAGGAGCCCACCACCGTTGCCGGGCACGTCGTTCCCGCCCGGTCCGTCGCACAGTTCGTCGCCCGCGAGCTCGGCCGCGACGACTTCCCCCGCTACCGACGCCACTTCCAGACCGCCGCCTGACCCCGGCAACGACGAAGGCCACCACCCCGAACCAGGGTGGTGGCCTTCAAAGTTCACACGCATTGCGCACGCGCAGCGTAGCCCAGGTGCTCGCCAGAGCGCTACAGCGCCAACGGTTCGGCCTCGACCGCGCGCCGCAGCTGCTCCATCCGCGTCGGCAACGGCGACCACCCATACCGGCCGGCCATCACCATGTTCAGGGCGGTCACCCCCTTGGTGTACGCCATCAGCAGCCCCTGCGGGCGCAGCGTGATCCCCGGCGGGCCCGCCTTCGACGCGCGCAACGTCACCCACAGCGCCGACCGGCCGCCCTCCAACGGCAGCGCCTCCACCACCTGCTCACGGACCGCCAGCCACTGTCGCACCGCGACCTGCGTACCCTCCCGCAGCGCGTACCACTCCACCTCCGGCAGCGGCTCCAGCTCGGCCATCGCCGCCAGCACCCGCTGCCGCGTCGCCTCCGACCGCTGCTCCAGCCGGCCCGCCCGAATCACCCGGACCGCCGACGGATGAACCTGCGCGAGCGCGGCGATCTCCTCCTCCCGGGACGGCGACGCGCGCTGCGGTCGCCGTCGTACCCCCACCGCCGCCACGCCGTCCGCGAGGTCGTCCAGGCGCAGCGCGGCCAGCTCACCCGACCGGGCCCCGCAGTCCAGGACGATCCCGACCATCGCCAGCACCCGGGCCCGCTCGGCCTCCGACATGCCCAGGCCGACCCGGTCCGCCGGTACGGCCGCAGCCATGTCCGCCAGCCCCCGGTACAACGCCGCCCGGTCCCGCGCCGGGACCATCGCCTTCAGCTCCGGCTGCTCGACCACCGGCAACAGCACGTCCCGGTCGGGCACCACCAGCTCAGCCAGGATCCCCAGCACGTCCCGCACGATCCGCAGTGACGCCACCGGCAACGGCCGGCCCACATCCTGCGGCCGGAACCGCAACTCCCCGGCCGCTGCCAGAGCCCAGAACGCGTGCAACGCAGGCCTCGTGAACAGCTGCGGCGCCGCCCTGCGAGCCCGGTCCGGGATTTCCTCTCGGTCGACGGCCCGGTCCCACATCCCCACGACCATCCACAGCTGGTCGGCCCGCTGCCGCGATACCTGCAGCAGTACGCCGCCCACGGACGGTACCGGCTCGCGCGCCTCCCACCGTTCCCGGTCCCTCGGGGCGACGCGCTCCACGACCGCGGCCAGCTGTCGCACCGAGACTGCGGCGTACCGAATGCCGGTCACCGGGACCGTACCCTTTCCAGCAACAGCTCCCGTCACAGTCCGATTCCGATCAAGGCATTGTCCTTCTCATCCCACCGGTCGACGATCTGCATGTACCCGTGCAGGACCTTGCTGTTCGGCTTGTGCCCCGTGACTTGGGCGATTGCCTTCGGGTCCTTCTTCGCCCGACGTGCCTCGGTTGCCATTCCGGACCGTACCGAGTGCCCGGTGAACAGCACGGGGATCCGGGCCCGCGCGCCGGCGGCGGTGATGATGTCGCCGACGCGCCCGGGGGTGATGCCCTTGGGCTGCACAGCGCCGCTGGCGTGGATGGCGCGGAACGCGTGCCGGTCGAGGTCGGTCAGCTGCGCGCGTTCGACCCACGCCTTCCACGCGCGCACCGGGCAGGTGGAGGGGCTCTGCCCGTAGGGCACCGGGACGGTCCTCGGGTCGGTCTTGGACACCATCACGTGCACCAGCAGCCCGTTGCCGTCCGGGTCCTCGACGACGTTCCGCAGCCGCAGGCCGGCCAGCTCGGCGCGGCGCGCGGCGATGGCGAACCCGAGCAGCAGCATGGCTCGGTCCCGTACGCCGAAGATGTCGTCGGAGCACTTCTCCACGATCTGCCGCAACGCGTCGACCCGCATGGCCGGCGCCTTCCCACGGCCACGTGCGGGCTCCTCGTTCTCCTCCGCCTGGCGCCGGTAATCCTTCAGCAGCTCGCGGGCGGCCTTCGTTGCCTCGGGGTCAACGACGACGCCGTACTCCTGCCGCAGGGTGACCGTGACGCCGGCCAGCTTGCGGTCGATGGTGGCGTAGGCCCGCCTCTCCCGGTTCCAGAGGTAGTCGACGAAGGCGCGCAGGGTGCCGCGGGTGGCGGCGGTGGGCGGGATCTGGAGCTGGGCGCAGAACTTAGTCCAGGTCTTCCAGTCGGCCCGGTAGGCGAGGACGGTGTTCTCAGGGCGCTGCTCGGCGGCGTGGCCGTCGGAGGCCGCATCGAGGGCTGCGAGGCGCGCTCGCAGCTGGTCGTCGTACTCGGCCGGAAGCAGCGCCCGCCCCGAAGTGGGTGCGGGAGTCGGCAGGTTGCTGTCCACCGCGGGCTAGTTGTAGTGCGGGTTCGACATGACGATCGCACCCTCCACGACGAAGCACGGCCAGGGGCCGCCGTCGCAGCCGGTGCATGTCGGTTCCGTCCGGTTGTTCGGTGCGTGCTCGACGAGGTCCTTCTCCGCGATGTGCCTGGCGGCTCGTTCGTCGGCGCTCATCCCCTTGTAGGTCTGGCGCGCGCGGAACAGTGCGTCGTCGTACTTGCCGAGGTCCTGCTGCAGTTTCTGGTTCACGATATGTGAGCTTATCGCGCATCAACCGCCACATGATTCCCCGGACGCCGTTCCAGGGAACACGAAAAGGAGAAGCCGTTGAGTGATCAACGACTTCTCCAGGAGCGATCCTAAGCTCAGCTCTCCGTCTCCTTGTTGCGCAGTTCGCGCCGAGTCGACTCTCTCGCAGAGCCCGCATCTCTGCCGGTCCCTGGTAGACCTCCTGCAGGATGGAGTCCATGAACTTCACGATGGCCTCCGCGTCCTCAGCGGGCATCGGCTCATCTGCCAGATCCCCATGAGCGATCTCATTTCCCCCATGACGGATCTCGTGGGCAACCTCCCTGGTGATCTCTCGGATGAGGCCCTGCCTGTGCATTTCATCGATCTTTGCGACGAGGTTCCCCTGAGTAATCCCCTGGTTCTTGGCTGTCGCCTCCACCACAGCACGCGCCAGAGCAACAGCGCCGCGGTAAGCCTGAATTGAGAGGCTGGCGTGTGCTTCCGTGGCAGCCGCCGCGATCTCTTCAGGCACGTGTGGAAAGTCAGGGCGCCGGACGTGCGCGGGTTCCCAGATGATCGTGGGATCCGTGAGCATGTTGGTCGAGGGGTTGCTGTATTGAGTAGTCCGTCTCACCAGACCGATGGACAGACGCTGGCATAGTTCGTTGCTGCACTTGAACGCCGTCATGTACAGCATGAACGGGGGGTCATCGGGAAGCCTGTACGGCTCCGTCGCCTTGGCCATATGGGTGCGATCACCGCACCATCCACAGATCGTGCTTGCCACGCTGCCTCCTGAGCTGTACAGAGCACGCCGCCGTACGGTGGTCTGCTACGTGTCCGATGTTCCGACGGTAGCGACAACCACCGACAACTGCGGGGCAGCCCCGAGGGAAGCTTGACCAACTTATTTAGTGTGAGAACTCGTAGGACAAGGCCATCCGGAACGGCCCGCAGGATCTACTCGATGGTGTCGTCGGCGATGACGCCCACGGCCGCGAGCGCGGTGAGCAGGTTGGCGAGCGCGGTGCCGTCGGATCGAGAGCCGGTGACGGTCTGCGTGGAGGCGGGGGCTGCGCCTTCGAGAGCCACGATCCGTGCGAGCAGGTCGTTCCCCTGGGCGAGGGGGTAGAACTGGTCGCTGGCCCAGGAGCGATCTCCGTGCGGGTCGGTGGCCGCAGCGTGGTCGGCGATCTTTTCGAGCGTCCCGGCCGGGGTCTCGGCATCGGTCGCTGGAGGTCCCTGCGGCCCTTGTGGCCCGGACGGGCCCTGCTCACCGCGGGGACCGGGGACGGTGACGTAGAAGGCGCGGGAGGGAGCGACCTGGTCGACGTCGCCGAGGTCGACCTCGGTCTGGGTGGTGGACAGGGAGATGCAGAACCGGCGGGGGCCGGCGCCGACGAGGTTGACGGTGACCTGCCACACCCACTCGGCCGGGTTCGCTCCGGGGATGTCGCAGGGCAGGAGGGGGACGCCCAGGGTGCCGTCGGTGTCGATGAGCCGGCCCTGCTCGTCGAGGGTGTAGACGCCGCGTCCGGAGAAGACGATCCCACGGTCGGGCAGGACGATGGCGGGGGCGACGGGGGTGAACTCGACGGTGCCCTGGGCGGGCTGGCCGCCGGCCGGATTGGCGGCGGTGTAGGTGACGAGGACGGTCGGTACCCCGGGAGGGAACGGCACGGCGGGCTCCTGTCAGTAGCGGCGACGGTCGGGGGCGAGCGCGGCGAGAGCCTTGATCGCGGTGCGGTTCTGCTGGCCGGGAGTGGACGGGGCGGGGACCGCCGAGGGGGCGCAGGTGTAGCGGGGCGCGGTGGGGTCGAATCCCGTGGCGGGGGTGCAGGTGTAGGTGACGCCCTGGGGGTCGGTGTACGTCCATCCGGCGGGCGGGCGGCCGTCGGTGCCGTCTCGGCCGGGCGGTCCGTCCTGTCCGTCGGCTCCGTCTTGGCCCGGGGCGCCGTCCTGACCGTCGACCCCGTCGACCCCGTCGAGGCCGTTGATGCCGTCGGCTCCGTCTTGTCCTGGTGGGCCGCTGGCGCCGGGCGGCCCGGGCGGGCCGCTCTGGCCGGGCGACGGAGACGAGGCGGCTTGCCCGGGGTCTCCCTTGTCGCCCTTCTCTCCCTTGTCGCCCTTCGGGCCGGGGATCGGCACGGGGACGGCCGCGCGGTCGGGGAGGTTGTCGACGGCGGCCGTCGGATCGGGGGCGACTGGGGTCTTGCCGTCCGACGTGAGCTGGGTGCGGAGCTTGCGGACGTCGGTGGCGAGTGTGGTGACGGCGTTTCCGCGCAGGTCTGCCTCGGCCGCGAGCTCTTCGGCCCGCCGGTCGGCGCTGTCGATGCGGGCCCAGAGGATGGCGGCGATCCCGAAGAGGGCGACGAGGGCGCACGCGGTGGCGAGGCCGCGCCAGCGGGCGGCCAGGAACCGCTCGGTGCGGCTCATCCGGGATCTCCTCCGAGGTGGGTGATGATCAGGCGTAGGCGGGAGTTCTCCGCCCTCGCGGCGGCCACGGCGGCGGTGGCCTCGGCCAGTGCGACGTCCTTCGCGACGAGCTGGCTGCGCAGGTCGACGTTCTCCTCCTTGAGGGCTGTCCGCTCCTCCTTGAGGTTCGTCCGTTCTTCCTGCAGCTCGTCCGTCAGCGTGCTCAAGCTGCTGAGGTTCAGCTCCCCGCGCTTGCCCACGTAAGCCACCACGGCGGTCGCCAGCACGCCAGCGAAGGCGACGAGCGCCCCCGCCAGCGTGACGGTGGTCGGGTCCATTCACGGGGTCCAGTCCATGTGCGTGGGGGAAGGTGAGGTCAGGCGCTCGGGAGCGGCTGCTTCGCCGGCACCTTGGCGGTGACCTGGCTGCGGTCCCACATGCCGACGGCGACGGTCACGAAGGCCATGACGACGGCCTGGCGTTCGGTGGACCAGTCGAGGCCGAAGCCGATGGACAGCGCGAGCGCGGCCTGCGCGAAGCCGACGATCGCGGCGCCGAGCCCGTCGTGGACGGCGAGCGCGATGAGGACGCCCATGACCGCCGCGGCGACGGCGTTGACGGAGGCCTGTACTTCCGGGGACGCGTTCCAGCCGAATGCGACGACGAGCTTGACGAGGACGGCGATGAGGGCCAGCCACGCGGCGGGTTCACGGCCGAGGAACAGGGGGGTCTTCACGAGGTTCTCCTGGTGGTGGTCGGGTCAGAGCTGCTTGGGGACGCGGAGGCGGTCCCACGAGGTCTTGCCGGGGATGCCGTTGGCGTCCGTGCCGGAGTAGCCGAGCTTGCGCTGCCACTTGGCGTACGACTGCCGGTCTGAGCTGGTGAAATGCGGGCCGGGCCCCTGGGCGTAGGCGGAGCAACCTTCGGCGACCAGGCGGCGTCCCATCGCGGTGATGATCGGGGAGCGGCGGCCGGGGCTGAAGAACGCGGCGCCCGGAAACGGCTCGTTCGCCGGGGCAGCCGGAGCCTTGCCGGGGAGGGTGCCGAGGAGCTTCTTCAGGCTGGCCTCCCCCGGGATGCCGTCGGCGGCCTTCCCGGTGAGGCCCAGGGACTTCTGGTAGTCGGCGTAGTTCCGGGTGTCGGCGTCGGACCAGGTAGGGCTGGGGCCGTGTGCGTAGTGCTTGCCGAAGCCCTTGGCGACGAGGGCCTTGCCGACGCGGGTGACGTGGTCACCGACGGCGCCGTACCCGTATGGCAGGCCGTTGATGGTGACCTTGTAGCGGGCCGGGGTGGGGGTGCTGGTGGACGGCTTGCTGCCGCCGGTGCTTCCGCCAGGTGCGGGCTTCTTACCGACGATGGCGGCCGCGCGGCGGACGATCTCGTCGAGCTGGGCAACGATCTTCGGCCCGGGGCAGTCGGGGTGGTTGCCCCACGCCTTGCCGCCCATGCCGTGCCATCCGAGTCCCCGGTCGTCCGGCCCGGCGGCCCGCCGGAGAGGGACGTTGTCGTATGTCTGGTGGACCCAGGCGAAGATTTCGGCGTTGCGGTCGAGCTGCTGCTCGGTAAGGGCCTGGCCTCCGCGGCCCTCGTTCTCCGACGACAGCCAGGTTCGGTTGCCGTTGCCTTGCGCCCATGCGCGGTCGGCGGTGTCGACCCACTGGTAGAGCTCGCCGGCGCGGCCGGTGCCCCAGTGGGAGGAGGCTTCGGAGGCGGGGTTACGGAACCAGGAGTCGGTGCCCATGAGGGTGCCGGCCATGATGTGCACGACGAGGCCGCGGACTTCTTCCTGGCCGCCCTTGCGGAAGTTCGGGACGGGGCGCCACGTGGCACCAGGCATGCGTGCCATCAGGCGTCACCTCGCTCAGCGAGGTCGTCGGCGGTGGCCATGTGGCTGACCTGGTTCTCGGGGGGCGTATCCCCGTCGTGAACGGGAAGGTCGGCCGAGTCGTTCTCGGTGTTCGCGGTGGCGGGCATGCCAGGCTCCTTGTCCCCATGCCGGTGGTCTGGATCGGCGCGCACCTGCGGGGGTGCGGTCCCTCGGGGGTTGGAGCGTGGGCGGAGGGTCGCCCTGTGATCAGCGTAGAGGCGGGGTGGCGGATCGTTCCCCCTGCTCCCCTGGCATTACACGGCTCGGGCCAAGGGGTAGTCGGTGGCGAGACCGATGTCCTCGACCAGAAGCCACGCCGGGTTGGAGGCGTTGGCGACCAGCTGGACGTTGCCGGTGCCGGAGGTGCGCAGCAGGCTGCCGATCAGCGGGGCGACGATGCTCGACCCGGTGGAGTTGATGACGATCTGGTCCATGTCCATGAGGACGTGCTGGCTGGCGACGGGGATCTGGTAGGAGTTGATGGAGTCGACGAGGGACACGCCAGCTCCGCCGATGCTGCCGCGCCAGACGCGGCAGCGGACGATGTCGTTGGCTACGGAAGACAGCAGTAGGCCGTGGAAGCTGATCCGGTAGGCGCGTCCGGCTTCGAAGGTGATGTTGGGGGTGGTGATGGCCGCGATCTCAGTGGTCGTGGTCGTCGCAGTGCTGGTCTGGCTCGCCTGGCACTTCTTGAGGCCCTTCCCCTGGTCGACGCTGCCGATCCGAAACAGCGTGGTGACGTCCAGGCTGGCGGCGGTGACCGGGCCATTGAGCTTGATGTCCGGGTCTCCGCCGTCGCGGGAGTCGATCCGGAATTCTGAGTTTCCGAGAGTTGAGGTGCCGAGCGTAAGGCGAGGCACGTTCACGCCGAGGGTGTAGGCCCCGGGGATGATCGTCATGCTGATCTCGTCGTCTTCGGCAGCGATGCCACTCAACGAGATCACGGGGCGGATGGCCAACGGCGTGTCCTCGTTGGTCCACTCGATCTGGCCGTTCCCGAAGAACGAGTAGATGTGGGGGACGGACTCGTACCGGGCTATGAAGCCGGGGTCGTTGAAGAAGCCGCCGGCCAGGGTGACCTCTGCCAGGAGTTTTGCACCCGTCGTGTCCCAGATCTTGTATCCGTCTTCAGAGATGGTGGAGACCACGGCGCCGGCCGTGTTGCGGATGGTGATCACGCCATCGGGGGTCAGCTCGATGCGCTGTCCTGTGGCGGCGGTACGCAAGGTGGCACCCGTGATGACCTTGCCGTCGATGGCGTCGGCAGCAAGCTTGGTGCCGGTGATGATCCCGTCGGCGACATCGTCGGCGACGATCAGGGCGGGGGCGATCGGCCCGTTCTCGGCGGAGGGGGCTGAGGCGGTGCCGGAGGTGGTGCGGGTGAGGAGCCGTACGTACACCGGGGTGGCGGTCGGGATGACGACGATGGCGCCCTGCGCGGTTTCGATCGTGCCTACGAGGGTGGCCTCGGTCGGGGTGAAACCGGAGGTTGCGGCGGCGTGGACTTCGACGCGGGCGAAGTCGAGGGGGACGCCGACGGTGGTGATGAGCTGGCCGTCCCACTGGGCCATGACGCCTCCGATGACGGACGCGACGAGGGGCGCGGTGGGGGCGTCGGGGGTGGGGCCGTTGATGACGTTGACGGCGGTGGTGCCGTCGCCCTGCTGGCCGACGAGCGCGCGCAGGGATCCTGCGTTGTCGCGGACTTCGAGGGCGGTGTCGTCGATGGCGGCGGCTCCGAGGCGGGAGGACCGCTCGATGGACGCGATCTTGTTCTCGAGTCGGGTGAGGCGGGTGCCGAGGTCGGCGGTCATGCGGTTCCTCCGTACTGGAATGTGTCGGCTGGTGCGAGGTGGACGGTGGCCTGGGGGCCGCCGGGGGCGTCTGGGCGAGTGGCCCAGCCGGTGATGCGGCACCAGCCGGTGTAGGACGTCCAGGCGTTGTGGATGCGGGTGTAGATGTCGTCGCCGATCTGCCAGGAGCCGAAGGGGGCGGCTGGGTGGTCGCGGATGACGATCTGGTCGACGGTGCCGAGCTTCTGTCGGCGGACGCGCTCGCGGGCCGCGCGGGAAGCGAGGACGTCGTTGGCCTTGATGTCGGGCAGGTCCAGGACGTGCTCCAGGCGGAGCCGGCCGTTTCGTACGGCGGAGGTCTGGCGGCGCTTGGCGGAGCCGTCGCCTTGGCCGGAGGCGATGACGACCTGGGCGTAGTCGTCGCCGGAGAGGACGATCTCGGGGTCCTCGAGGATGTTCACGCCGGAGGCGAAGGAGATGTCGGTGCGGCGGGCGCCGAGGCGTGGCCAGCCGATCCTGATCCGCTTGATGACGGCGGTGCGGGATGTGTTCCAGCTGGTTGCGCAGGTGTAGTCGGGGGTGGCGTCTCCGTCGGCGAGTTCGTCGAAGCGTTCCCCGAGGTTGGGGGTCTCCCAGGCGTTGAACTTGTACGGGTCGGCGGGCGTGCCGATGGTGGCGCCGGAGGTGGTGGTGTCGACGATGACGCCGAGGGAGCCGTCGGCGACGGACTGCGCGTAGGACCAGATGTCCCGCATCACGTTCGTGCGGTCGGCGTAGGTGTAGGGGCCGCGGCCGTTGAGCTCGCCGTGGAGGTCGTGGCGGCAGTGCAGGTAGGAGGACCAGGAGGCGGCCTCCAGGGTGAGTGTGTTGCCGCGGGGGCGGGCGTCCCAGACGAGGCCGCCCCATCGGATCTCGTCGTTCTCCTCCACGTACAGCAGGGTGGTGCCGGGGTCGACGAGGCGGGTGGCCTGGGCGGCCAGCTTGGGTGCGAGAGTGCCGGTGAGGCTGCCGGGACCGTTGAGGTCGGGCCCGTATTCGAGGCCTTCGAGGGGGAGGTCGTGGGTGAGCCACTCCCCCGTGACGGCGTGCTGGGTGAGGATCCGCCGGTTGGTCATCGCGGGGCCTCTTCGAACTCGACATCGGCGATCAGCGTCGATGCCGTGTCGACGCTCATGTTTCCGGCGTTGCCGGGGAAGCAGCGGGCGCGGGCGCGCAGGAGCTGGGTGGTGCCGCGGTAGAGCGGGGGGATGGCGAGGGTGTCGCCCATGAGGTGGGCGTAGCGGCGCGTGGCTGTCTGGTTGTCGTCGACGCCGACGGCTTCGACGATGAGGAAGGCTCCGTAGGTGGCGGAGATGTCGCCAAAGACGGCGCCAGAGGCGAGGCGGAGGCCGCCGATGTCGAGGCGGATGCGTGCGGTGGAAGCCCAGGAGGGGACGGGGATGTTCCAGCCGGCGGCGGTGGAGAAGTAGGAGTAGGTGCTGGCGGTGCCGCCGATGGCGGTGGAGGACGCGGAGGGGGTCTGGGTCCACTGGCGGCGTTCGCGGCGGGGGTTCGCGATCTTCCGTACGTCTACGACCATGGCGTCGGTGATGGTGGCGGTGGACGCGGGGATGTCGATGCGGGCGAGCGGGATGCCGGTGCGGCCGTCGGGGATCGCCGTGGTGCTGGAGGAGACGTTGGAGATGACTTGGAAGTAGGTGACGGGGTCGACGGCCGGGTTGAGGGTGCCCTCGTACTGAGGGTCTTCGACGCGGAGGATGACCAGGTCGGAGCGTGGTGTTCCTGCGGTGGGGGCGATCTCGATGGTGGCGGCGCCGACGTTGCAGGCGGCGTAGGAGCCCTGGAAGGTGTTGGCGCGGCCGCGGATGATGCCGGAGCCGTCGGCGATCTGGACGCCGCCTCCGGGGGTGGGCATCTGGGTCACCTTGAGGTCGTCGCCTTGGGTGATGCCTTCGGAGCCGAGGGACAGGTCGCGCACGAGCATGCGGAAGACCTCGGCGGGGTGGGTGGCGCCGTTGACGAGGATCGGCGCGGGGTACAGGGTCACGGTCGCGTCTCCTCAGAGGGCGGTGTAGGCGTCGCGCCAGGTCAGGCGCAGTCGGGCGGTGTTGGTGTTGTCGACGGCTGTCCAGCGCATCTCGGACTGCCCGGGTGGCAGGGAGAACTGGTCGATGCGTGAGGCGGGGCTCAGGTAGGAGAGGGCGTTGCCGCCGGTCTCGCGGGTGACGGTGCGAAACCCGGGCCGGGTGTCGATGTCGATCCACTGGCCGGCTGTGAGGGCGAGGGTGGGCAGTTGCAGGGTGCGGCCGGTGGGGACGTGGGTGATCGTGACCTGGGCGCAGGGTCCGGTGATGCGGATGATCGGCCAGGTGTCGGTCGTGCCGGCGTTGGTGACCCAGCCGGGGCGGTCGGCGGCGACGGTGCCGTCCTGGACGTAGACCGGGGCGACGACGGGGGCGGCGAATCCGCCGCCGGTGAGCCAGCCGAGGGGGATCTCGGCGACGGTTGTGGTGTCGGCGTACCAGAGGGGGTCGGTGGCGAGGTACTCGATGTCGAGGGGGATGTAGCCGTGGATGGAGCGCTGCATGTCGGCGTCGAGGCGGCGCACACGGCCGTGGAGGCGCTTGACGGGGCGGCCGGGCCATGCCAGGCGCAGGTCCTGGGTGGTGCCGGCGGTGAGGCGGATGGCGGCGGTGTGCAGGGGCTGCTGGAGGTCGGCGAGGAGGTTGAGTGCGGCCGCGCGGTCGCCGGGGATGCGGATCGCCGCGTCGATCTGTACGGGGCGGGCGGCGTAGTAGTCGGGGCCGGGCCAGGCGCCGTCGAGGGACGGCTGATCGACGTCGTTGTCGCGTACGGGGGGCCGGCCGAGGCCGGTGATGTCGCGGATCTGCACGGCGGTGTCGGCGCCGATGACGATGCCGGCGAGGTCCAGTTGTCCGGTGGTCAGGATCGGGTCGGTCATCGGGTCGCCACTCCCCCTCTGCGTGCGCGGCGCTGCTGACGGTCGATCTCGGCGGCGATCTGGTGGGCGGTGGCGCCCGTACGGAGGGTGGAGACGTTGATGTTGGTGTCGCCGGTGCTGCCGGGCAGGACGACGATCTGCTGAGAGGAGCGGGCGTCGGTCAGGCCGACGCCCATGCGGCGGGCAGCTTCGCGCAGGACGGGCAGGGCGCGGGAGCGTTTGTGTGAGCCGAGGGGGATGTAGGCCTCGCCGCCGGTGGAGGGTTCAGCGAAGGTGACGGCGCCGGCGCGGGTGGAGTAGATGCCTTCGCGGATGCCGCCGTTGGCGTAGGCGAGGCCCCGGTTGGCTCGGGCGAGGTCGGCCAGGAACTTCGTCGAGCGGCTTCCGAGGGACTTCTTGATCTGTGCGGAGGCCTTGTTGGCGATGGTGATGATCTCGTCCTCGCCGAGACCGGTGGTGGCGGCGACGTCGTGGATGCCGATCCTGGACGTCTTTACGGCAGCGATGATCTGCACGAGGGAGGCGAGCTCGTCCTGGCTGAGCTGCTTGTTGGCGGTCTTCGCGGAGTCGTTGGCGGCCGAGGCCTTCTTCTTGTCCTTCACCGCCTCGACGGCAAGCTTCTGCGCGGCTTCGTCGCCCTGCGCCGCGAGCATCGTGGCGAGGTCGCCGAAGCCCTGGGCGCTCAGGGTGGCGAGGTTCTGCTGGAAGGCGGCCGTGGTCTGATTGGAGCCGTTCAGCTGCTTGGTGAGGTCGGCGAGGGTGGCCTTGGCGAGCGGGCCGAGTTTGCGCAGGTTGGAGACGATCTCCCGGAACTGCTTGTTCGACGACTTGGCGAGCGCTGCGACCATCGCGGCGCCTTCTTCGCCGAGGTCGCGGAGCATGCCGATGATGTCGCCGCCGCCCCGGGCCGCGATCTTCTGCAGGTTCGACTCCCAGGCGCCGTTCGCGGAGATGGCGTCCTTGAGGGTCTTGGCCCAGTCGGTGAGGCTGAACTTCTGCCGGTAGCGGGTCTCGGCCTTGCTCGCGTTCTCGGTGGCGGTGGTGAGGGCGCGGCGGGCGGAGGCGACCTGCCGTTCGGCGGCCGCGAGCTGCGCGGCGGTGTGCTTCTTGCTGCGGACCTCGCGGAGTTTGGCCTCGGCGTCCCGCAGCCGGTCGACCGCGTCCGCGCGGGCCCGGATGGCCTTGTTGTAGTCCTCGCGGGTGATGGGCTGGTGTGTCTCGTCGTAGCGGGACTGCACGTCGCCGGCGCTGCGGCGCAGGGCGGTGGGGGTGTAGGAGAAGCCGCCGGACGCGAAGGCGTGGATGCCGCCGTTGGCGTTCCATACGATCGCGCGGGGGTCACCGCCCAGGCGCCGGATGGTCTCCTCGGCGATGGCGCGCGAGCGGGGCCGCTTGGACGGGGCGAGGGGGATGTACGACTCGCCGCCGGTCTCGGGTTCGGCCCAGATGCGGTAGGTCGCGTGAGGCCGTGCGATCTGCGCGGTGTGCTTCTCCCGCATGCCGCCGTCGGCGAAGGTCTCAGCGCCGGCCAGCACGTTGCCGTTCGCGTTGACGACGTTGCGGCTGGTCTGCTGGCGGTTGATGTGCTCGGTGATGCGTACGTCGCGAGTGGTGATGGTGATGGTGCGGTCCTGCAGCCGGTCGCGTGCTTCCTGCACGGCGCTGATCCCCGCGAGCGCGGTACCGGTCTGGGCGGTAACCCGGACCTGCCCGTTGGGGAGCTTCTCGGTCTTGTAGCCGAGCTGCTGGAGCAGGGAGATCGCTTCAGCGGTGATCGCCGAGACGACGACCGACTTGGTGCCCGGGGTCGCCTGGATCTTCTCGATGACCTGGTCGAGTCCCGCGAGGGCGTCCTCGCGGTCCATCTCGACCTTGGTCTCGGTGACGTCAGGGATGGTGATGATCTGCGCGGCCAGGAGCGCGGCCTGCTCTTTGGTCAGGCCCATGGCCCGCGCGGTGGCGATGAGGCTGGTCTGGCCGCGCCGGTAGATGTCATTGATCTGCGTCCACGGCGCGTCTGCTTCGCGGGCGGCGGCCGCGGCCTCGTCGGTCTTGGTGCCGAGTGTCTGCAGGGCGGCGGCGGCGTCGCGGGCCTTCTGGCTGTTCAGGTCGAGCTTGCCGCCGGTCATGGTGAGTGCGCCGGCGTTCTTCTTCGCGGCCTCGGCGGCGTCGTCGATGGCTTGCTCGAAGCCGATCATGCCGCCGAGCGCGGCCCGGTTCACGTCATTGAGGGCCTGGATGGCATTCCTGAGCCCGTCGGCCGACTGCTTCTGGGCGTCCAGCTTGACCTTGGTGTCGAGGGCCTGCTGGCCGAAGACGCCCATGGACTGGGCGGCGAGTTGCTGCTCTGCCTTCAGGTTCTCGACGGCCGCCTGGTACTGCGGCATCAGGCCCTGGACGTCCTTGAGGCTGTGGCCCTCCGCGCGGGCGGCTGCTGCGATCTTCTGGAAGTTCGCAGCGGCGAGCTCGGCGTGGCCGGACTGGACGAGCTGGGCCATGGCCTCGTCGAGGCCGTTGAAGTCCTCTTCGAGCGCGTTGAGGGACTTCTCGCCCTGGGAGAGCTGGTCGAAGAAGGGCTTCGACTGGCGACGCAGGTCGTCGAACCAGTCAATGCCGATGGATCCCTCGTCGATGAACTTGTCGAGCTTGTGGCGGGCATAGGCGATCTGGCCCATTTTCTCGATGAGGCCGTCCATGTCGCCGAACGTCTTGCCCAGCTCGCCGGTGAACTGGGCGGCGACGCCGAGGTTCTTCAGCGACGTCGTGAGCTTGTCGACTTCCGGCGGCGCGCCCTTGGCTGCTTCGCCGATGGCGGTGACGCCGACCGCCACGAGCGCGAGGACCGCCAGGACGACGGAGGCCCTCTGCATGAGGGTGAGCTGCTGGGTGACGCCGGCGATGGCGGAGGCGACGCCGCCGAACCTGGCTGCGCGAACGAAGCGGCTGGTGTTGGCGGCGACCAAGGCCATGCCGGGCGCCATCGCTCCGAACGCCATTCCTGCGAGCTGGACGGCTTTGAGCGCGAAAGCGACCTGCAGGAGGGTGGAGAGGACGTCGGTGGGGATCGCGTTGACGAGCTGGGCGAAGGCGTTGACGACGGTGAGCATGGTGACGCCGGCCTCGGAGCCGGCCGCGACCAGCTTGAGGAGCATACTGAACAGCTCGGACAGGGTGTCGGCGACGGCCGGGCCGTTCTGGCGGGCGTAGTCGAGGAACTCCCGGAGGTTCTGGCCGACCTTCCCGGTGCTCAGGCCGCGCGTGAGGCTGACGATGCCGGTGTTGGCCCGCGCGAGGGTCTCGACCGCGAACGTGGTGAAGCGGTCCATGAAGCTGTCGAAGGTCTGGGTGTTCATGCCGCCGGCCAGGATCGTCATGAACCGGCTGGCCTCGCGCGAGGCTCCCTTCGCCAGGGGCGCCGACCGCTGCATTAGGCCGCTGAAGACGCCCATGGTCTTGATGGCGACGGGCATCGTGTCGCCGGCCAGGGCGTCGGAGAAGGCCTTGTAGTCGTCGGTGAACACCTCGTACGCGGCGGCGGCCTTCCGGGTCGCGGCCGGGGTGTCGCGCAGGATGCGGAGCCGCTCCTTCTCGGCCTGGGCGGCTTCCGGGGAGGAGCGGCCGTGCTCGCGGACGGCCTCGTCGTACTTGGTTTGCGCCTCGGCGGCGTCGGCGAGGGCCTTGATCTGGCCGCCGATCGCGATCCCGAACACTCCGACCGCGATACCGGCCGCCCCCAGACCGGCGGCGATCGGCCCAGCGGTCGCGGCGATCGGCAGCAGGGCGGTGGCGAGCATGCCGGCGACGACGAGGAGCTGCTGGCCGCTGCCGGTGGTCTGGTTCATCGCGTTGCTGGCGGTGCCGAGGCTGCCCCGTAGGCCGCCCATGCGGCCTCGGACGTTCCCGAGGGCACCGTTGAGGTCCCCCATGCTGCTCGTCAGCGTCGTGGTACGGGTGTTGAGGGACTCCAGGCGGCCATCGGCGATCCGCGCGGCGGTGTTGAGGGACCTGAGTCCCCCTGCGGCGAGCAGGGCCCGGTTGCGCAGCTCGTCGAACGCGGACGCGGTCGCGGAGGCGCGGCCGCGGAGGGTCCGCAGGACGCGTGCGGTGTCCTGGGCCGCTTCCTGGACCTGCCGCAGGGCCAGGGCGGCGCCGTTGCCGGTGCGGTCGTCGAGGCGGAGCTCGATGGTGACGTTGGTGTCGAGGCGGCGAAGGCGTTCCTCCGCGCGCCGGGCCTGCTCGGCGATCTGCCGCAGGTTGGTGGCGGCACGGGCGGACTGCCGCTCCAGCCGCTGGAGACGGCCGGCGGCCGTGCTCGCCGCGCCCCCCATGCCGCGCAGCGCGCTCTGGGAGGTGCGGGCCGCTGTCCCGAGTTGTCGGATCTCCGTGCGGGCATCGCGTACGGCGGAGCCGAGGTCGCGGGCGTGGCCGGCGTTGCGGCGCAGGGTCTGCGCGAGGTTCGTTCCCCGGCCGCGCAGGTCGACGGACAGATTCCACTGGGCCACGCTCCGCTCCCTTCTCTACTCGTCGTCTTCGTCGTGGTGGCGTCTGGTGCGGAGGTTCTTCTCGGCGTCGAGGGCGGCCTTCACCGCGGCGGGCAGGAGGCCGACCTTCAGCCCGTTGGGGTCGATGCCGGTCTTCTGCAGCTCGTCCTGCTTGTCGGCGATGACTTGGCATCCGACGCACCGCTGGACGGTGACGTCGTAGGCGTCTTCTTCGTCGTCGTGGCCGTGGTCCCAGTCGTCGTACCGGGTGCCACACTGCGCGCAGAGGGTGAGCTGGTAGGCCTGGTAGGCGAGGGCTTTCTCGCGGTCGCGGGCGGTCCAGCGGCCTTCGCCGGCGCCGAGGAACTGGGAGTGAGGGATGCCCCACCGGTCGCACAGCTCCAGCTCTGCGCGCAGGCGCTCATCGTGGATCAGCCTTTTCCCAGGTCGGACCGGACGTGGTTCTGGATGTCCCAGGCGGCGAGGAACAGCTGGCTCGCTTCGCCTTCGGCCCATTCGGTCAGGAAGGAGAGGGCGTCATCGGCGGTCAGGCCGTCCAGCGACGAGGCGGCGATCAGCTCCGGTCCGAGGGTCTCGACGTTGAAGCTCTGACCGTCCTCGGCCTGCGCTTCGGTCGGGGGGTGGGCGCGCTTGAGGGCTTCGAAGTCGGGCCGCGGCAGGGCCTGGAACGTCAGGACGATCGAGACGGCGTCGAACTCGGCCTGGGCGGCGTCCAGGGCGGTGGCGGCGGCCTGCTGCTCAGTGTCATCGCCGAGGACCTGGGCGCGGTCGACGCGCCTCTTGGCGGCGTTGAGCGCCTCGCGGACGGCGGGGTCGTCGCAGATCGTCAGGGGGGTGGTGGGGCGGGTGCGGGCGCGGAGCCGTTCGAGCTTGGCGGCCCAGTGCGCGTCCTGGGCGACGGCGGCCGGCGGCGGCACGATGGTGCTGGTGGCGGTGGTCTTGGGCATGAGGTGTTCTCCAGGTGGGAAGGGCCCGGCCGGGCCCGAGGCGCCCCTTCCCGAGCGCGTCGGGACCGGCCGGGGATCAGGGGGTGGGTCAGCCGCCGGGCGTGGTCGTGGTGACCTCGACCGCCGGGGTGGTGCCGCCGGTCAGGGAGGAGGTGGCGGTCATCTCGGCGACGTTCTGGCCGTCGTACTGGCCGCCGAACGTGACCGTGACGGCCGTGCCCGGGAGCGCTCCGCCCGCGCAGACAACGTCGCCGGGGTTGATGTTCGACAGGCCCTCGAGCGCGGTCTGCACCGCGGCGGCCGCTGCGTCGTAGGAGATGGCGGCGGTGGTCTGGCCGGTGAAGGTCAGGGTGAACGTGCCGCCGGTCGGCGTGCCGGTGATGGTGATCGTCTGGACCTCGTCGGTCCCGGCCGCGGGGACGGCGGAGTCGAGCACCGGGGTGTCGGTGATCGAGAACCGGGCGGTCCACTTCGCGGCCTCGTTGTCCACCGTGATCTGCGACGACTTCGAGGCGACACGGACCGGGTAGATGTCCATGGACTGGGAGGTCGGCACGTCGCCCTTGCGGAGGATGACGATGAAGCCGGTGGTGCCCTTGGCGAGGGCCAGCTCGAGGGTGTTGCTGGTGTCGTCCTCGTAGAACGTCAGCGAGGAGTCGGCGGCCTGGTCGTCGCCCGGGATCTTCGAGGTGAACGTGCTCTCGAGGTCCGGGGTCTCGATCTCCTGGTTCTCCAGGGCGAAGCCCTCGACCTCGGCGATCTGCTTGGTCAGCTTCGTCGCGCTGGTCAGCTCGGCGCGGGTCGGAACGTAGTTGGTGTCGGCGATCGTCTCGAGAAACAGGATCTTCGTGACGCCCTTGCGGGAGAAACGCGGCATGGTGGGGACCCCTTGGTGCGTACGGCTGTGGGCGGCCACCCGATGTGGTGGCGTCCGCGTGGGGTCCCGCCGCGGTGCGGTGTGGGCCTGACCAGAGGTCAGGCGGGAGTCAGGTCGAACCTGAACCGCTGCACATTGCTGATGATGGCATCCGGTGGGGCAGATGATCCCCCCGGTTCGATGTCCAGGCTCCGGCCCATCACCTTCACGCCGTCGATCGTCAGGGCGTGCATCCACTGGCCCGTCGCGGGGTCGCGGGCGAGGAACGCACGACGGGCCTTGTCCGCCATCCACTCCGTCTGATCCGCCGATCCGTACGAGCCGGGCGTGCTGGTGGTGGGCCCGGAGACGGCGGTGACCTGATAAACGACGCTGAGGTCCTCGCTCTCGTCGGCGAGCGGGGCGCCGGACACGGTGGTGGAGATCGAGTCGAGCAGGTAGTACGGCGGTTCGGCGTCGAGCGGCCGGGCACCGCGGCCGACCTTCATGCCGGACACGGTGGCGAGCAGGTCGGCGACTGCGTTGGAGACGGGGAGTCGGTCGATCACGACAGTGCCTCCTGGATCGCGTTGCGCATCTGGCTCTTCAGGGCCTGTTCGATGAACGGGATGACGGGCCCAACGTGCGGAAAGGGGGGCTGCGCGTACACGCGGCCCAGACTGTCCGGACCGTAGAACCCGAACTCCAGGCGGCGACCTTGAGGCTGCCGGGTGCCGATGGTGCACTCGGCGCCGTACGGGATCCGTCGGCCTTCCGCATTCCAGGAGGAGCGGTAGCGGCCGGTGATGACGTTGGGTCCCGGGCGTCCGGAGGCGTTCGCGCGGATACGGCCGATGCCGACCATGGCGGTGTGCGCCACGCCCCGTTCAATGGCGCCCGGGAGGGCGTCGGCGGCCGCGTCGAGACGGTCGGCAAGCTCGTCGGGGGTCACGGGGCGCCTGCCGGAGACCGGTTCTGGTCGAGGTAGGTACGGCGGACGACTTCCACGGTGGAGGCCTGCCCGGTGTCGACAGCCAGCCAGCTGCGCCCGATCAGCGCGGCACGGGCCGGGTCGTGGACGGAAACGACCTCGATGAGCGCGCCTTCCGGCGGAATGGGCGCGGTGAGCGGGGTGAGGAGGATGTAGCTGTAGCGGTACTGGCGGGGCCATGGCTGGGTCTGGTCGGGCGCGACGGTCCGGTCGGTGCCTCCGACGGCCGGGATGACTGCGCCGTCGCCTTCGTAGAGCACCTCGCCTGGCGGGTACTCCAGTTGGCCGGTGTCCGGGTTGAGGACGGGCTCGCCCGTGGGCACGGCGCGGACGCGGACAGTGTCGATGAGGAGGTTCGTGCCGAGCCAGCGGGTGACGCCAGCGAGCGCCTGATCGAGGCCGGGCATCAGCCGGTCGCCTTTCCGAGGGCCCAGTCGGCGAGCTGGGCGAGCATGGCGCGGGTGAGTTCGTGGCGGGAGCCGTCGAGGTCGTCCCGGTCAAGGGCGGCCCGCTCCAGGGCGGCGGGGTCGACGGCGCGGAGGAACTCGGCGACGGCCGGGCCCGGGTCAGGGGCGTCGCCGATGACCACGTGCGCGAAGCCCTCGAAGACGGCGGGGGTGGCATGCCCGGAGGCGTAGAGGACGAGGAGTGGTGGCTCGTTGACCCGGTGCTCCAGGGTGTAGCCGCGGAGCTGTCGGGACATGTCAACGCCGCCGATCTCCACCTTCGCGCTGGCGCCGTCGGTGGTGATGCGAACGCCTCGGGTCTGGTCCCCGAGAGAGGGCTCGGCCGGGGTGGTCATGCGTCTTCGTCCTCGTCGTCGGCGGCGGATTCGGGGCTGGGAGCACGTTCCGTGTCGGATTCCACGGACCCGGCGAACCCGATCGGCGGCTTCCCCGATTCCGGAATCGGATCGGGAAGTGCCTTGAACAGGCGTAGGGCGGCGGCCTCGGCGTCGGCGAGCGGGGTCCGCTCCTTGGGGCTGGTGACGATCTGCACGGTGCGGCCTTCGGTGCTGAGGTAGATACGCATCAGGCGTGGGCTCCTGTCGTGCACGGTTCGCACAAGCAAGCGGCAGCCGCGGCAGCCTTGGTGTGTCGCCATATGGCGTACAGCTTGATGGCGGCCTCATCGGCTCCTCCACCCTCTACCTTCTCGCCCAAGGCGATGCCGACCGCCCCCTTCAAGCCGATCAGTTCGCCTCGAATCTGTTCGCCTTGGAGGAAGGTGAGGTTCGCAGCCTGGTTGTCGAAGTGGCTCTGCCGTCGGTGGTACTCGCGCAGGAGCGCCCGGGCGGTAGGCGGGATACGCATCAGAAGGGTCCTCCGAAGGCGTAGTCGGGGCGGGAGATGATGTCGGGCCGGGGCCGGAACTCTCTGCGGCAGTTCGGGTGCGCGACGGGGTGGGCGAGCGCGTCCTGGACGGTGCGCAGGGTGCCGGCGGCCCGGTCGTCATCGTCGTGCGAGGTCCAGCCGCAATTCGCTACGATGATTCCATCAACGGTGAAGGTGCCACCGCTTGTTGTCGCGTCGTAGACCCATCCCTCGTAATGCTCTACGTCGACTGACACCACCTGCGAAAGGGTGAACCTGTGGGGAAGCTGGACAGTCGCAAGGACAGCGTCGTCGTCAGCTGTGAGACCTGTGGCACGTCGTTCCAGCCGCTCTACAACAGCGCGGCCCGGTTCTGCGGGCAGGCATGCTCGAGGTCCGGCAGTATCCGGCTCCCCCGTGAGGAGATACGCCGCCTCTACGTCGAAGACGGACGCCAGCCGGGCGAGATCGCTGATGTCCTCGGCCTTCGCGTGTCCCAGGTCTATACAGCCGTCAAGCGCATGGGTATCTCCCGAAGCCGCTCTGAAGCTCTGTCGCTGTGGCATGCGAACGCCGGGGCCGGCGCCAGGGAAGAACGTGCCAAGGCAGCCCACGACGCCAAGCGCGGACGCCCCTCCAAGCCCGAGAGCTTCGTCAGAAGCGCTATCACCAAGCAGTCCATCGCTTCGATCATCGGACCGCATGAGGTCAGATTTGCCGAGATGCTGCGAGCCAGAGGCGTCGGATACTCCCAGCAAACTCCGCTGGACGTCTACAACATCGACTTCACCCTGACCGAATACCCCGTCGCCGTGGAGATCGTCACCGGTGGCGGTTCGAACGGATACTGGCAGCGCCTTCACAAGCGACGCATACACGTCCTCCACCATTGGCACCTGTTTGAGATCAAGTTCCGCAAGGGCCGCCGAGTCCTCACAGAGCCCGTCGTGGACAAGCTGATCGCCTTCGCGGAGAAGGTGAGCGCGGACCCAACCCCGTACGGTCAGTACGGGATGGTTTGGCCCAACGGTGAAGACATCCGTACCAACGCTCGTACGCCGCGCTATGCGGTAGGCCGGCCCTGAGAACCAGGCTCTGACCATCTGCTTCAGGTGTCCATGCGGAAGGAACGCGCCTCCAGGCATCACGCACTCGGGCCCGTCGCGGACTTCGACCCAGTCGGCGCCGACTTCGTCCGCGCAGGTGCGGAGGAAGCCGGTGTTCGCGGTGGTGTAGGTCTGCCAGGAGGTGGCCGCGCGGGCCCAGGATTCGACGGGGTGGCGGGAGGAGCCGGCGTAGATGACGGTGTCGAGCGGGTGGTCCTGGAGGAGGCGGGCGCGTCCGGGCCATGGCTGGCGGATGCGGTCGACGTGGCCGCGGGCGGCGGTCAGGGCGTCGCGGAGGAACGCGCGGGCTCGGCGTACGGCTTCACGGATCCGGCCGGTGAGGTCGGCGTAGTACTGCGCGGACAGGGTGGTGATGTGGGCCTGGTGTCGTGCGGTCCAGGACCATCGGGAGGGGCGGCCGGCGCGGTCCAGGGCGGCGAGGGCACCTTCCCGGTAGGCGATGGGCAGGTCGGTGGCGGCCCAGCGCTCGACGAGCGCGAGGGCGGCGCGGTCGAAGGCGGCGATCTGCTGCTGGAACGCCTCGCCTGCGGTACGGATCGCGGCGTAGGCGGTGCGGCCGGGCCGGATGCGGGCGAGGGCGGTGAGGAGCGTGTTCTGGGCGCGGGTGAGGATCCGCCAGGCGGCCGCGAGGGCGTCGGTGGCACCGATGATGAGGGCCAGGAGCCGGGCCCGTAGGGAGCGGCGGCGTACGGGGGTGGTCATCGGCGGGGCCGTGCGACGAGCTGGATGACGCCGAGGCCGTCCGGGGTGCTGGTGGCGGGGTCGTCGGGTGCTGGGGGTTCGCCGTTCTCGAGCTGGGCGATCTGTCGTTCGATCGCGCGGACGTTCTCGGTGTAGGAGAGGGCGACGACGCCGGTCACGTTGATGGTGGTCGGCTGGTCGTGGACGAGGGCCGCGAGCCGCTCGCGGAGGACTTCGAGGGCGACGGCGCGCGCGGTGCCGAGGCGGGCGTAGCGGGTGTCGAGGTCGGCGGGGTCGGTGCTGGTGCCGAGCTGCGAGATGAGCCAGGCGCGTGTCGCGACGTCCATGCGGCTCTCCTCCGGTGGTGGTGTGGGTGGGAAGGGGTGCGGGTACGGGCCCGGCTCCTGGCGCCCCCACCGGGGGCCGGGCCCGTACGCGCTTACTGACCGCCGGTGCCCTCGGCGGCGGTCTCGGCCGGCTTCTTCGCGGCCGTCTTCTTGGCCGCGGTGCGCGCGGCCGGCTTGTCCTCGGCGGCGGCCCCGGTGGGGTCAGCGTTGCCGGAGTCGGGTCCCGATCCGTCGCCAGAGGCGTCGTCCGGGTCGTCGCCGGAAGGGCTGCTGTCGCCCTCCGGGTCCTTGTCGGTCTCGGTCTTGGTCGGGGTCTTCAGGCGGGGCATCTTGCCGTCGACCCAGGCGGCCGGGTTCGTCACCAGGGCCGCGAGGCGCGGCTCCGGCAGCGTTCCCAGGGCAAGCTCGACCGTCTGGTGGGTGTCCGGGTCCTTCACGAACACCGTGCTGCGCAGCTGGTAGCCCATGGGTCACCACACCGTCGCGGCGATGTGGATGTCGGGGGTGTACATGACCGGCATCGCGGCCGCGTTGCACTTCGTCCACACCTGAACCGGGTCGTCCTGGTAGCCGGAGGTGACGATGATGCCCGGTGCGACCTCGGCCTCGATGGACGGGTTGCCGCCGGAGGACAGGACGATGCCTTCGGCGGTGAGCCCGTACTGGGTCTCGGCCATCTGCCGGGTGTTCGGCGGCAGGAGGAAGAACATGTTCTCCGGCAGGGGCCGCTTGTTGGTGCCGTCGTCCAGGGGGACCTGCACGTCGTAAACGGTGATCGGCGGCAGTCCGTACCGGCCGCGGACGACGTTGACCTGGTCGGGCGCGAGGACGGACGTCGGGATGGTGGACGCGGAGTTCACCGAGCCGTAGTAGGCGGCGCGGTAGGAGTCGTTGCCCATGGCGAGCGCCATCGTCTTGTACGAGGTGAGGGCACGGGAGGGCATCGGGGCGCCAGACTTGCGGAGGACCTCGATCCAGGCCATCTCGTCCGCGAGCATGTCGGCGGTCGGGTCGGTCCAGACGGTGGCCGCGGTCGGCATGTTCGCCGCAGGGACCTTGTGGTCGGCCTCCAGGGTGAGACCGTTCTCGCCGGTGAGGGTGAACTTGCCGTCGACGAGGAGGTCGCCAGCCGCCAGTTCCATGCGGTTCTGGATCGACAGGACGTGGGCGGCGACGTCGTCGTAGATGGCGCTGACGAGGTCCTCACCGTCCATGCCGCGGGAGACGTTCTGCAGGATCGTCTCGAGCTCGCCGACGATGTACTTCTGGCCGAGAGGCAGGAGCTTGCCCTCGGTCACGACGCTCGTGATCTCACGGGACGCGACCTTGGTCTGGGCGTCCCACGCGCGGTAGGACGCGGCGGCGACCCGACGGCGGGTGGAGCGGGTCTGCCACTTCACCGAGTTGACCGTGCGCTCGGGGATGACGGACTGGGTGAGCTCGTAGTCGGCCGGGGTCTGGATCTCGCGGACGAACGCGTTGATCTCGGTCGGGTTGATGCCCCGCAGGAGGACCTCAAGCATGTCGTTAGGCATGGGGGGTCCCCTCTCAGACCTTGTAGATGAACTGGGTGTTGGAGCCGGCCGGGACGTCGGTCGGGTCGAAGGCGACGGGGAGCTTGGCGACGTCGATCTGGCCGTGGACCATGAGCGGCGCGGCGGCCTTGGTGGAGCCGGGGTAGAAGGACACCTCGGTGAAGAGGAACCCGGCGAAGATCTGGGAGCCGTCGGTGGCGGTCGCGGTGTCGCCGCCGGTCGTGGTGGCGATCGTGATGTCCGGGGTGGTGCCGCCGGTGAACGTCTCGGTGGTGGTGGGCGCGGCGACGTTCTCGCCGAGCTGGGTGCCGCCCCAGGTCAGGGTCCAGGGGCCGCCGGCGTTGCCGGTGACGACGACGTCGCCGGGAGCGATGTTGGACAGGGCCTCGAGCGCGGCCTGGACCTGCGCGGCGGTGGCGTTGTAGGCGAGGGCGGTTGTGGTCTGTCCGGACCAGGTGATCGTGAAGGTGCCGCCGGTGGGGGCGCCGGTCACGGTGAGGGTCTGGATCTCGTTGGTGACGGCCGCGTACGGCGCGTACAGCCCCGAGGCAGACAGCTTGCCGAGGGGGATGCCGGACTTCAGCTTCCGCTCGGGCTGGTGGGCCGAGGCCTCGGTCCAGTGCAGGGTCTCGGAGAACTTCGACAGGTCGAGGGTGATGGTCTGGTTCGCTTCGATGCCGAGCATGCTCATCAGCCACGGGCGGCCGACGGCGAGCGTCTCGGTGGTGGTGTACGGCTGGATGTCCACGCCGTGACCCCTTTCGCGTGAGCGCGTGATGGGTGCGGGCACCGGGTGTGGTGCCGTCCACGGGGGTCAGGGCGTGGTCCCTCGGGTGGTGCTGGTCTTGTGGGGTCAGGCTGCGTCGTCGGTGCGCAGGCCCATCCGGATAGCGCGGGCGCGGGCAGCGTCGCGGAGCGTGTCCTTGCCCGCGGCCGGGGTGCGGGCGGGAGGTCCGCCGGCCGGGGCGCCGCTGGGGGCGGGCGGCAGACCCTGGGGGGTGGGGGTGCCACCGAACAGGGTGCTGCGGCGCTCCTTGAGGGCTTCGGCGGCCGCGGTGATGGCGGCGTCGTCGGCGTCCTCAGCCACGCGGGACCGGACGAGTTCGAAGGCGTCGTCCAGGTCGTCGCCGGTGGCGCCGAGCTTGACGAGCGCGGCGCGGACGCGGGTCTCGCGCTCTCGTACGGCGGCGGCCTGTTCCTGTGCCTTTGCGGCGGCCTCGCGGGCGGCGAGCTGCTGCTCCCGGGTATTGAGCTCCTCGGCGCGGCGCTGCTCTTCGGTGAGCTGGGCCTGCCGGGCGGTCTGGGCGTCCTTGAGGAGCTGGGCGACCTGGGTGGGGTCGAGGTTGTCGGTGGGGAGGCCGGCGGCTTCGGCGATGGCGCGGAGCGCGGCGTTGCGGCCTTCGTCCTTCTCGTTCTTCATCAGGACGTTCAGGCGCCGCTGGGTGATAGTGACCTTGTCCTCGTCGTCGCCGGTGGCCGCGGTGGCGGGCGGTACGGCGGGCGGGGTGACGGCGGCCTGCTGCGGCATGTTCGCCGGTGTCGGCGGCGCGGGCGGGGTGGCGGGGTCGCCGTTGTAGAAGACGGCCATGCCCTGGATGCCGGTGTAGGGGCGGGCCCAGGCAGTGTCGTGCACGGTGGGGCGGTACAGCGCGGGGCGGCGCATGGGGGCACTACCTCCCAAGGAGTGTGTCGTCGGCCCCGCGCCTTGATCCAAGGAGAGCACACTCCATACGGATCGGTCCCCCTGCTCCTCCTGGACCCCGAAATCTCAGCGCGTTCCGCCCCTCGGCCCGTATGTTTCTCCGATGAGACGCGGATGGAAAGAGCTGGCCGAACCCATCGAGCAGCTGTGCCGGGTTTTCGAGACCAGCGCGTCCGTGCATGAGGGATTCTCCTCAACGTCCCGTGCCGCTGATGAGGCGCGAGACCGAACGCTCGATGGCCCCTGGGGCGCTCGTGTCACACGAGACGCAAACGTCACTGCTCAGGCCATTGCGGTGCTGATGATGGACAACCTGGGCTCGCTCGTCGACATCATCAACAGCCCGCGTGGGGTCTACTCGGGATTCACCATGACGCGCGCTGTGGTCGACTCTGCGACTGGGGCCTGGTACCTCATGGATCCGGAAATTGACGTCCGCGAACGAGTTCGTCGGTTCATGAACTTTCGCCTTGTCAGCTCTCACGAGCGCGGGCGGCTGCTCCCTGAGGAATGGGACGATCGCCGAGCCCGGATGATTCGCGAGGAGTCGCGCGAGGAGACCGAGAGGATCCTTCAGGGCGCCCGGCTGCACGGCTACCAGGTGACGGCAGCGAGCGGCATGAGGGCCCCGTTTCTAGGGGACCGCCTGCCAAGCACGACTGCGTTGGCCAGCCAAGTCGTTCCCCGGGACAACCCTCTTGGACGAACGTCCTGGAAGCTCACCTCTGCAGTCACTCACGGGACTCTGTATGCCATCTCCATGGCTTTCGAGACGGTCGGCGTAAGCGAGGACCCTACTCACGGCGATGTAGCCGTACGTCCTCGCCTCAGCCCTCGTAACGCTGCGGCACAGTTCTCCGCAGCGCCCTTGGCAGCGATCTCGACTCTGGTACGGCTGTACCGCCAGTTCGGTTGGGACATGCAGGAGCTGGTCCAAGCATCTGCCGCAGTGGAGGCGATGCTGTGGGAGTTCATGCGCGTTCTGTCTCCTCGGGAGACTCCAGCGACGTTTCGTCCGTGACCGGGAGCTGGACGACAGGCGGGGCGGGGTCGGGGTTGATGTCGATGCCGAGGTAGGTGGCGACCGCGTCGGTGGAGCCAGTGGCGTCGGCGAGGTAGCGGGCCTGTTCGAAGCGGCGGGCCTGGATCTGGGCGATCTCGGTCTCGGCGTCGTCCATCGGCCAGCCTGCTTCGGCGAGGATCCTTACGGCGGTCTCGAGGGACATGACGCCGGCGGTGACGGCCTCGGAGACCTGGGTGAGGACGGCGGCCTTGTCGGTGGGGGTGTACGGGCCGAAGGAGAGCAGGGCCCGCTGGGTCTGGACGCCGGTCCAGTCGGGGTGCGCTCCGGCGAGGGACATGCGTTGGACGAACTTGAGGAGCAGGGCGTACTTGTGGGCGCGGGCGAGGCGCATGGAGCCGACGAGGGAGTCAAGCGGGCCGAGGGAGATCTCCAGGGCGTAGCCGGAGGGGACTTCGGAGGGGTTGACGGTGCCGAGGGTTACGGCGGGCAGGCGGGCGATCGTGGCGGCCCGTTCGGACAGGTCGGTGCGCTGGTTGCGGAGCTCGGCGAGCTGGGGGGAGGTGTCGACGGCGTCGAGGCGGCCGCCTTCGGGGAGCTCGAGGACGGTGCCGGGGGCGACGGCGAGTTCGCTGCGGCCGTTGGATCGTCCGCCGGAGAGCGCGATGATCGGGGAGCCGGTGGTGGCGGAGGCCTTTGCGGAGTCGGTGTCGGTGCCGGCCAGCTCGTCGAAGACCTGCAGCACCTTCGCCAGGCTGGATGTGCCCCAGTGCTCTTCGGCGTCGGGGACGGTGTTGGGGACGTGGATCACTGGGATGAAGTCGAGGTAGAGGTCGAGGTGGTCGAGGACTTCGCCGGTCGGGCCGGTGGCGTACTGGGCCTTGTCCATGGGGAGGTTGTCGACGTCGTGGGGGGCTTTGAGGTCGCCGAGGTCCCAGGTGGCGTCGGTGAGGTAGCAGGTGACGTACGACGGGGTGTCGTTCCACAGGTACTGGCGGGCGATGAACCCGGACTCGGTGGGGATGTCGCCGCGGCCGAGGACCGGTTGGGCGGGGGCGTCGCCGTCGGTGTCGGTCATGACGGGGGCGCGGACGGGCCGGCCGGTGCGGTCGACGCCGGAGGCGGTGACGGGCCGGATCCAGTCGAGTTCGTAGGTGATGCGGCGCAGCCGCGCGGGCAGGCCGCGCTTCTTGTCTGCGGGAAGGTCCCAGGCGAGGTGGACGCGTTCGGGGTAGTCGGAGGCGTCGCCGTCTTCGGCGAGGACCGGGTAGTAGAAGCCGGGGTCGAACGCCTTGAGGCGCACCCTGCCCTTGTTGGGGTCCCAGGCCAGGAGGTAGACGCCGTCGCCGAGGGTCACGGCCTTGCGTTCGGTCTGGATCATCCGCATGGACAGGAGCTCGTCCTCGGCCCAGTCGCGCAGGAGGGTTTGGACGCGTTCGGCCATCGCCTGGTCGGTGTCGGGGGTGTCGGTGTCGGTCTGTTCGGCGCTGGGGACGACGATGGTCTGCTCGCGGCCGAGGACGTTGGCGAGGATGGTCTCGATGAACATGGACGGGTCGCCGAACTCGCGGCGGTCGCTGGCGGTGGGGTCGCGTAGCTGGGCGAGTTCGGCGGCCTGGTTGTTGGCGTAGGCGGCGAGGAGCTTGTAGGCGGCCAGGCGTCGCTCGTCGCCGGCCGGGACCCAGGAAGCGGCGGCTTCGGGGAAGGCGCGGCGGTGGGGCATGCCGAGGGTGTCGGAGTAGATGGGCTTGTAGTTTGCCCATCCCCAGGCGTCGATGACGACGTCCTTGATGCCACTGAGCAGGCCCACGGGGCGCACCTTTCCGGTGTCGGGCCCCGCGCCTTGTGATCAGCGTACGGCTACACGCCGCTGGCACTCCCCCGGGCTCGCTCCAGAGCCTTGCGGTACTTGCGGAGCCGGTTGTTCTGGTACCAGTCGAAGCGCCGGATGGTGAAGGAGTCTCTCCACCCGGCGATCCTGCTGTGTACGAGCTGCATGCGCGGATCGAGGAGCCGGGTCTGGTCCTGATCGGGTCCGAAGGAGTTACCGAAGAGCGATGCGTCTCCGGCCTCGCGGAAGAACGCGGTGCCCACGAGGACAGTGTTGATGCGGGCAACCGACCGGAATGCCTTGTGCTCGGCATCGGTCATCCCCTTCTCCACGTTGATCGGGGGCATGGGTTCGTAGCCGATGTCGTTGACGCCGACGTACCAGGTCCGGTAGCCGCCCGGGTTGCCGAAGTAGAAGGACTCGATGTAGGTGAAGCGACGGGCCCCAATCCAGGGCCAAAAGTCGTCTGGCTCCGGCATCGCACCAATGCGGGTTTTACCGAGTTTCACCAGGGTGTTTCCGACGAGAAGTCGGGGGCGGAACCACCGGCTGGTGGTGGTGATGCCGTAGATCTCAACAGTGCTCTCGGTCGACCAGGTGACCAGATAGCCGAACCGACCGAGCTTCCACGTCCGCTTGGTGAGTTCTACCTCCAGGTCCTTGTCGGGCACCGGGTTCTCGGGCTGGTACCGGTGGACCGTGCACGGGGAGACCCACGTCGGCTCGCCAAAGAGCTCCTGCATGTAGTCCGGGCTGACCCAGGGGGCGACCTTCCGGACCCGAGATATGACGTGGCGGCGTCGTCCGAGGGTGCTGCGCCAACCGGCCGCCGCCGTCTTCATCAGGGTGAGGGTGGCAACGATGGTGGCGGCAAGGGTCCACACGTTCAAGGTGGTGCTGTACCAAGGCTGATCAGCTACGGGCATGGCGGAAGCATGCAACACAGCGCGGCTGCGCGGTACGGCATTTGACAGGGCTCATCGGCTCTACGCTCCCGAAGCTGCCACGAAGTGACAAGTAGCTCTCTGTAATCGCGCTTGACCTGCGGTGATGCTGTGGTACCTGGTGCCGACTTCACGGCGAAGGCAACACGCTGACATCGGATCAGCGCGTTGACCTGCAAGGTTCTCGAAGCTCCGGATTCGTGAACTCACCGCATGGCCCGGTACTCCCGAAGGTGTCGCCCGCCCCGTGTGTTGCCCGGGGCGGGCGCGGCTGCTCGGTGGACCTTCAGGTGGTGTGCCAGGTGCCGCGGAGGGCGGCGGTGGTGAATCCGGGGCCGTAGGCGACGACCACGCCGGCGGCGCCATCCTCGGGCGGGTCGGCGTAGGTGCGCTCGAGGACGCGGAGGATCGATACGCCGCCGAGGTTGCCTTCTTCGGTGAGGGTGGCGGTGGAGTGGCGGGTGTCGACGTCGTCGAGGCCGAGGGCGCGTGCGGTGTCGGTGATGATGCGGGGGCTGCCGGGATGGATCGCGGCCCAGTCGACGCTCTGGTCGGGGCCGATCCAGTCGAGGACGGTGGGCAGGACGTCGTCGGCGGCGGTGAGGGCTTCCTTCGTGGAGTCGAAGTGGAAGCCGTCGGTTCCGATGCGGCCGCTGTAGCGGTCGACGCTGCCGGGCAGGACGTATTCGAGGGTGTCGTCGGGGCCGGCGATGTGGAGGCCGGGGCCGAGGGGCTGGTCGGAGACGATGCAGGCGGCGGCGGAGTCGCCGAACAGAGCCTTGTAGATCATCGCCTCGATCGAGGTGTCGTTGTGGTTGTAGACGCTCGAGATGATCTCGGCGGCGATGACGAGGACCTTGGAGCCGGGTCGGGCGGCGATGAGGTCGACGGCGCGGGTGAGGGCCTGGGTGCCGCCGGCGCAGGCCATGGTGGTCAGGGCGATCCGGCGGACGGTCGGTCTGAGGCCGAGGGCGGCTATGAGGTGGATGTCGAGGTTGGGGACGGACCAGCCGGTGGAGTGGGTGGTGATGATCGCGTCGATGTCCGGATAGCTGCCGGGGTCGGGTCCGGGCGTGAGGCCGGCGGCGGCAAGGGCCTGCTGGGCGGCGTTGGTGGCCAGGGCCAGGGCGTCGGTGAAGGCGGCGGTGGAGCGTTCCTCGATGGTGGCGTCGCCGGACACGGTGGCGGCGGTGAGCGGCCGGCTGAAGTAGCGGGTCTGCACGCCGAGGTTCCCGATGACGCGGGGTATGACGCGCAGCTGCGGGTGGTCGGGGTGGCGGCCGGCGATGTCGTCGATGATTTCGCTGGTCGTCACCTTGTGGGTGGGCAGGGTTGTGATGGGGCGGGAGATGTAGGGCACGTGGTCCTCCGGCACGGTGGCGGTCGTCGTGGGGGTGCGGAGTGGGGGTGCGGTCAACGTACACACATGCGGCGGAGTTGGTCCCCCCTGACCTGCGGCTCAGGTGGTCCGGCGGGCGCGGAGCATGGGCAGTCTGGTGTGCTGCTTCTTCTGCCCGGGGTGGTAGATGAGGACGATCAGACGAGCTCCTGGGGCGCCGAGGGGCATGGCTGCGCACATGGTGACGTGCCCGGGGCCTTGGAGGGCGTGGTGTATGGGGCGTTCGTCGCCGTCGGGGTGGATGTGGGCGCCGCCGGATTCCCAGAGGGGTGCGAGATCGGGGTCGGCGCGGGCGTCTTCCGCGATTTTGAGGAGGGTTTCGTCTTCGGGGCGGAGGGCGAGCGCGGCGCGGAGCTGGGGCAGGACGAGGGGGGCCCAGACTGCTTTCCAGTCGGTGAGCATGGTGCGGCCGCGGGGGTCGAGGAGCATCCAGCGCATCGTGTTGGCGGGGACGTGGCTGTCGGGGAAGAGGTCGGCGAAGGCGGCGTTGTGGGCTATGAGGTTCCAGGAGGCGTCGTTGACGTAGGCGGGGTGGGCGATGCCGTCGACGGCTTCCTGCCAGACGCCGGGGATCTCGAGGCCGGAGGACGGGTTGAGGGGGTAGGGCGGGTCACCGATGCCGGCGTACCTGCACAGGCAGCCCCACTCCTGCTCGTTGAGGCCGAAGAGGCGGCCGACCTGCTCGAGGTAGTCGACCGGGGGGTTGGGGTAGCGGCCCGATTCGAGGCGGTAGTACGTGTTGGCGGCGCGGCCGGTGAGTTCGTCGACCTGCTGCTGAGAGAGGCCGGCGGCGCGGCGGCCTTGACGGCTGGGCCGGGTGAGGCCGTGGTCTTCCGGTTCGATGAGATCGCGGCGCTCGGAGAGGAGCGCCTTGAGGGCCTTGCGGTTCATCTTCATCGTTGCCTTTCCCCCGTGTACCGTGCACGCGTGCCCTGGGAGTGTATTTATTGGTGCGCCGTTTCGTAATAAAAACTGCGCGTGGATTTCTGTCGGTTGAACGGTGAAGCTGTGCCCTGTGGGCGCGCTGACCTGCCGGGAAGCGGGGTAGGGCGGCCACACTGCAACACCCCAGGACGGTCCTGCGAGCGGCGGATACGCAATCCGTCAAATCGCCTTGTGGGAAAGTCCTGTTGCCCTCGTCGGGCTCCGGCAGGGGCGTTGCCGGACGGTGCTGTATTCCGTGCTTCGGTGCGGATTTCGCAGCTCGGCACCGTTCCGGTTCGCCTTGCCGGGGCTTTGAGGGCCCCTAGAGCTACGGTCGGCGTCGACAATCGCCCCGATGCCGCGTCCTCGGTGCCGACCGTGAAGTACGGGTCAGGTGGCGCTTCCCCCGGCGCCCTCTGGCCAGCCGAGAAGGCCCCGGACGGTCACTCCACCCCCGTTCGGGGCCTTCGGTCTACCCGCCTTCGGATTCCGTGTCGTCGTCGACGAGCGCGTGCTCGGCGTGCGGGTAGCCGCAGGCGCCGGCGCCGAAGTAGCGGGCCTGGCACGGTCCGGGGCCTTCGTAGGTGTGGTGGGTGATCAGCCGGTGCTGGCCCTCCTCCTTCCGGACCGCGGCCATCACGTCCTTGGCGAGCGTCTCCGCCCATCCCCCGGGGACCATGGGCTGACCGGCTGGCCAGGTCAGCTTCTGCACCTGCTCGAGGACGGCCCTGTACCGAGGGTCCTTGCGGGCGTCGGCTCGGGCTCCGGGGTTGAAGTCGGTGAGGGCGGGTTCTGCGTCGGCCACAGGGCCTCCTGGTCGTAGGGCGGGCAGGTCCAGTCGAGGGCGATGGCGATCTGGCCATCGAGCGGGGCCGGCGTCGGGGCGGTGAGCTGCTGCTCCAGGGCGCCGAGGCGGGCGCGGGTCTCAGGCGTCGTCACCTGCTGTCCTCAGATCAGGGCGAGGGCGGACCGCTGAACGGTTTCCCCATGGGAGGCGATCAGGCGGAGCTTCGGGAACGACTTGACCGGCTCCTGCCCGGGAACAGCGGGCCACTCGTCGGCGGACAGTCCGTACCCCGGCGGTCCCCAGCCTGAGTCGAACAGGATGTGCTTCGCGGCCTTCCGGTACTTCGGCTCCCAGTCCCAGGTGAAGAACAGCGGCAGGAGACCGCCGCGGTTCGGAATGGGTTCCGGTGCCACGGTGCAGCTGTGCCTGGCGCGCTTGTAGATCGGCGTGGCGTACTCGCGGCAGCGTTGGCGGTTGCAGAAGCCCCAGTGTCGAGACCAGCCGGTGACCGGGTCCCGTTCGCTGAAGCCGTGGACGGTGTTGCGTCCGCAGAGCCGGTCGACGCGGACCATGGGGGCCTGGCATCCGTTCGGGGTCTGGTCGTGGAGCTTGGAGTCGTAGCGGGGGACGTCGTCGGCGAGGTGGCGCCACATCTGCTCGTTGGTGGCGTTGAGGACTTCGCGGGTGCGGGTCCAGGTGGTGATCGTGGGGTCGTGGCGGCGGAGGTCCCGGAGACCGACCCAGCCGAGGGCGAGGATGAGGTCGCGGGTGCCGGTGGGCATGCGGCGCTCGGTGTAGACGCGAGCGAGGAGCTGGTCGTAGCGGGCGAGCGCGTTCTTGTCGTCGATGCTCACCTCAGTCCTCCTCTCCGGTCTTCTTCTGCCGGTGCAGGGGCCAGGCGGAGGCTCCGCGGAGGCGGTCGGCGTCGATGTCGATGACGCCGAGTTCCAGGAGGTGGAGAAGGGCTTCGTGGACGGCGCCGTCGATGGCGGTCATGAGAGGCATGGGGTTCTTCAGCGGGCCGTCGGGGCTGTTGCAGGCCCAGGCCATCGCGGCGGAGCCGGCGACCCGGTTGATGATGGCGAAGTCGCTGCCTTTGCCGGTGTCGACCGGGATGCGGCCCCAGTCGTTGAGGCCGGTGGGAGTCGGGGGCTTGGTCGTCATGGTCAGTCCTCTCCGTCGACAGTGCGGGCGGCAGCGGCTTCGGTTTCGCCGTTCGGGCCGACCTGGGCGAGTGCGGTGCGGTGCTTCCGGATGATGCGGACGATCTCGGACGACCAGCCGTGCTTGGTGGCGGTGTCGTCGAGGGCGGCGGGACAGTCGCCGTCGTGGTCGTGGTGCTGTTCGCAGTCCCAGCCGATGAGGAGGGCGTACAGGCGGGCGTCGGTGGGGTCCTGGGCCCAGTCCCGTTTGCCGTGCTTGATGTGGAGGCGGAGGGACAGCAGGGCGTTGCGGACGCCCGCCGTGAGGGTGGCGCCAGCGTTGAGAAGGGCGTTCTGGTCCTGCCAGGCCTGGTAGAAGGAGCGACCGACCTCACGGCACTCGGCGTACTGGTCCTCGGCGTCCCAGAGCCTGTCGTACAGCTCGGCCAGGGTGGCGTCGGTGTGCTCGGCGAGCGGGACGCGAGGGTCCGGCTCGGCGGGCGGGGGCGGTTCCATGTCGGGAAGGGTGCTCGCCGTCTTCAGCTGGCTGTACTTGGCGTGCCACCGCTTGGCGCGGTGCTTGTACGTATCGCGGTCGGCGATGGCACTCTCTCGGTCGACCTGCAGCTGGTGAAGGGCTTCCGGGGTGATGGTGTCCATCGTGTACCGGGACTCTTCGGGGCCGAGGAGCTGCGCTTCATCTGTGCCTGAGGCTGGGGAAGGACTGGTCACTGTCCCCCGCTTTCGTTGACGTTCTTTCGGTAGGCGATGAGCGCTGATGCGAGGGCGGACTGGTGGATGTCGGAGAACATGACCGCTGCGTGCTCGCCAAAGGCGTTCCGGGCGTCCTGGAGGGTGACCATGTAGGCGCCCCATGCCTTCTCGAAGGAGTCGTTCTCGCGTTCGTCCTGGATGGCGGCGCGGTGCTCGGGGGTGAGCAGGGCGCGACACCCGGCGCAGGGGACGCCCTTTTCGTGGCCGGGCGTGCGGCAGGGACGGGTTCCATCGGGCTGGAGGTCGTGGTCTTCGACGGGGTGGGAGCATGCCCAGCAGTGGGTGGGGGCTTGGTCGGTCACGGCATCGGCTCCTCGGGGCTTGGGGTGATACGGCGGATGCGGAGGGGCGGTCCCAGCGGCGGAGGCGGGTCGTTGCGGTGCTTCCACGCCTTGAGGGTGCGTACGGGGTGGACAGCGAGAAGGGCGGCGATCTCAACGGCCAACACGGGTTGCGCGGCCCACCAGCGCCAGTCCCGGCGGGTGATGCGTCGTCCGTACGTCAGCCAGTGGGCCCAGTCGGAGGCGCGGTGGCCGAGGCGGACCCGGCCGAGGGCGTAGCCGACGGCCAGAGAAGTCAGGATGATGGCCGTCGTCGCTGGAGTAGGCGGGGAGGTGATGCTGGCAGGTCTTGCAGGCGCGGACGGCGGGGTTCTTCCAGCAGCGTCCGATGTGCGCGATGGCGGCGGTCTTCTTGCTGCGGGACTGCCGGCAGTGGGGGCACTGGTACCGGGTGACCTGGATGACGAGGGGGTCCTCGGCGGGGATGGGCGGTGTGACCGGCGCCGGGTCGGGGTTGGGGGTGTTCCAGGGCAGGAGGTCGAGGTCGGTCGTCATCGGCGCGGCTCCTGGGCGGGAATGTAGCCGAGGCGGCTGGCGGCGTTGAGGGCTGCGTCGGCGATGGTCTGGCAGTCGTCGAGGGAGTGCCAGCACTTGAGGGCGTTCAGGGTGGTGCTGACGGCGTTGGTGGCGAGGGCGCGCTGTTCTTCGCTGTGGGTGGTCTGGTCGTCCCAGATGAGTTCGGTGGCGCCGTTGTGGCCGTGGATGGCGATGGCGTCGTCGAGGTTGTTCCAGGAGACGGTGGAGGGGCGTTCGCCACGCCAGCGGATGGCGACGGTGCCGTCGGGCCACTGGATGCCGTCGGCGATGCGGCCGCAGCCGGAGACGCCGGAGATGTCGGTGTGGCGTTGGAGGTGGAAGCGGCGGGGTTCGGGGTCGGCCATGTGGCGTCTCCTCCGGGGAAGGGCGGGGTGGGTCAAGGGTCGCGCGGTTCGGCGCGGTTGATGCCCCTGCTCGGCTTGCCCTCGATTGGGGTGGCCGGTGTCCACACTCTACCCATACCTCATTGCGTACGCAATGGAATATGGGTACTTGGGGTGTCCCGTACGGCAGGATGACGCTCATGGACCAGGGGTGGGCGGCTGTCATTGCCGCGGGGGTAGCAGCTGTCGTTGCAGTGGCCGCGAGTTTCATCGGTGTCTGGCTGGGCCGGCGCACCGTTCGCGACCAGGCGCAGGTCGAGCACGGGCAATGGCTCCGGAACCAGCGCCAGGAGGCCTACGTGCAGTGCCTCGACACGTGGGACGGGGCGATGCGCGCCTTCGAGGCGCTCATCGATGAAGCCGAAGAGCGGAAGCGGCAGTACCGATGGGAGACCGACAATGTCGGCGGCAACCCGTTCTTTGCCCAGGAGATCTTCGGCGTGGTGGAGGAGATCTCCGGCCCTGTGAATGAGGCCCTGGAACGCGTGCGGCTGCTCGGGCCGGATGCGGTGGAGAGGGCAGCGAAGAACCTGGAAGACGCCTTGAACGGCATCGGCGGCGCGGTCCGGGCTGGCACCAGTGAGGAGGATTGGGAGGAGTGGCCCAACCACGCCTTCTGGTACGAGGCGCGAAGAAACGCCACTGAGTGCCGCCGGAATTTCTTCGACGAGGCGCAGGCCGTTATCCGGACTGCGCCAGACACAGCACGGCGCTCGCTCTGGCGCTCGCGCTCTCCACGCTGACCAGACGCAAAGGGCCCCGAACGGGGGTGGACATGACGGATCTGTCGAATGGGAGCCTGCTGACCGGCCGGATTCCCGCAGTCCCTGTCAGCGGAACGCCCGCCCGGTGCAACGTGCGACGGCTTCCCGGGCGGGCCATGCCCTCATCCTCCGCTGGAGCGGCCACGGGCGCGCGTGGAGCGGTACTTCGGAAGCGAGAGACAGTCACGCATTGCGCCCCCGTACCGGGGATCAATCGGCACGGGGGCGCACAGGGGGTAGCGGGTCAACGACCAGTCGGCCCGGCCTCCCGCAGAGCACGGTAGCTGCCTGTCGGCGGCGTCCAGGCGGCGTATCGGTTCGCCGCCGCCCTCACGGGCGACAGGAGCGTGCGGCTGGTGACGTGCTTGTTGACGACTGCTGTCTCGTAGGGCGGGGTCAGGCTGCGGGGGTGGTACGGGAGCGCGGGCGTTCGGTCGACAGGACCGCCCACACCCGGCGGCCGTCCTCGGAAGCATCTGTGCCGCAGCTGGCGGTGCCAGGGACTGCGGCGAGGTCGGACAGGATCGTCTGGTCGGGTTCGCCGCCGGTGTGGCTGAGGACGACGACGAGCAGCATGCCGTCCTGGTCGGCGAGATGGACGCTGATCCGCCGGCCGTCGTCGGCGGTGGCCGCGCCGACGAGGATGCGCACGGTCCGCTCGAGGACATCGTCGGTGGGGTGGGCGTACCCCCAGGCGCGGACGGTCTCGAGGACCTTCGTGACGGCCTGGGTCCCGGTCCATGGGTAGGCGGTCAGTGCCCAGTTCGCGGCGCGCCGGTCTCTGATGGCCATGCGCGGCCGGCGAGTCTCGAGGCGGGCCTGACGGGGCCCGGGGAGCGGGAGTGTCGAGGTGACGGGCTTGGTCGACGGCTGCGGCCGCGGGGCCTCGACGGGCTTCTTCTGCGGGGGCGGGGTGCGGGGCGGGTAGGTCGGCGGCACCTTCGGGCCCTTGTCGTTCATGGGCAGCGGATCGGTCACGACAGCCTCCTTGCGCTCCCGACCATCCTGGCAGCCGCCACCGGCCCGTCGAGGCTGATTGCGCAGGTTCCCCCTGGCGTGCGCCGGTGGTCAGTCCTTGTAGCCGATCGGCCCGAGCCCGCTGTGCGCCCGGTTCAGGCCCGCGTACAGCTGCTCCGCCGCGATGCGCGCGGTCTCCAGGCCGAGCAGCGTCTCGCGCAGATCGTCCTGAAGCTGGTTCTTGTCGCTGCGCAGGTTGCCGCCCCCGTCGAGTTCGGCGATCAGCTGCTGGGCTTGGTCCAGGGCCTGGGGCAGCTTCATCGCCATCTGCGACAGGCCGGCGACGAGGCTGTAAACGTCGCCGGGGTACTCCCAGCCGTCCCGGGGGCTGCGGGTCAGGTGGTTGATGGCGCGGATCGCCTCGTCAGCGGCGTCGGCGTGCTGGGCGGGCGTCTTGTCGGTCACGGGCGCGGCCTCCGTCGTTGTGCTGGGGCCGCCGAGTATGTCAGCGGCCACCGACACCCACGTCTGCTTTCCGCCAGGCGAGTATGACCCCTGCTAGCCAGATGGGTGCAGCCGCCGCAGAAGTGCGCCGTCGGTGACATGGCCGATGAGGAAGTCCGCCAGGGCCGCAGTGTCTTCGCCGGGCGGGGCGGGCACCGTCGGCACAGCCACCGCGAACCGGCGCCGACGTTTCGGAGCGGGACCGCGTCGGCGCAGCGGCTTGCCGATGACGGTGGCGTAGAGCTTCTTCGCCTCGGCGTCGATGACGTGGATGCCCGTCTCGGCCGGGGGCGTCTGGCGGGGCTCGTCCCAGGCATCGGGGTGCGGGGCGGGGGCGTCGATATGAGGCAGGGGGTCTGTGCCGGCTACCGCAGCTCTATACGCCGCCAGCGCGGCTGCCAGGTAGGCGCGGGCGGCACGTTCAGCCAGGTCATGCAGTTCGGCGGTGTGTGTAGCGGCGAGCTCGGCCCGCTGCCGGGCGGTGTCTTGCCACAGGTGGTGTCGCGCAGCAGCCTGTTCGACGACCACAGGCGGAAGCGGTTCGGGGAGCTTCGGCGGGTCGCTGGCGGCCTCCTTCTCGGCTGCCTGGCAGGATTCGCTGGCCAGGGTCCACGCCTTGCGCAACGCGCGGTAGGTGCTGCGGTGGTCGTGGAGCAGCTCGTCCGCCTTCTTCGGCCAAGGCTCGGCCTCGGCGCCGTCGGGGTGCAGAGCGCGGACCTCGGGGTGCGCGGCAGTGTGGGCGGCGTAGTGCTCGCGGTAAAAGTCCCGGCCTCGGTCCGTGATCTGGTAACCGCAGTAGTCGGTGGTGTGCTCGGCCAACGGCGGCTGATGCTTCTCGATCAGCACGAACTCGATGGTCCTGGAGTAGCCCCACTTCAGCGCTGTTTTCCGCCGGTCAGCCGCCCATAGAAGGGCCAGGATTTCCCAGGATCTGGCGCTCAGAGCGGCTTTGGGCGCCCCGTCCGGGCGCAGGGAGAGCCCGGCGCGGGCGGCGGCGCGGCCGGCTCGGGTCAGCGTCACGGTGCGCATGACGCCGAACTGGGTGCCGTAGGCGTCCCTGGTGATGAGGTCGCGTGCGGCGAGCGCCGCGACGGTGGAACCGTTTCCCTGGTTGTGCCAACCGCGGACCGCGAGCCGGTCCTGCATCTCGGTGGTGCCGAAGATGTCCCTGAGGGATGGGTCGTGGGCGAAGTCGATGCGGCGCCAGATCGCGGCTGGCGTGTCGTCGAAGTTCCCCTTTGCCGCACGTCGCCCGCGACCGGCTTCATTCTCCTGATCGAGCTCGTAGATGACGGCGAGAGTGCCCTGCTGGCGATCGTTCAGCTCGGTCCAGGCGGCCAACGCCTGTGACGTACGCGCTGCCATCGTTCTGCGTCCTCCCGAGCCGGGCCCGTAGCCCCGCGGTCAGCGTAACGAAAGCCACCGACACCCGTGCCCGTTCGTCAGACCCTCGTGGCAGGATCCGCCGTATGAGTGAGTGGGGGATCGCCCTGATCGCCGCCGGGTCGGCCATCTTGGGCAGCATCACGACAGGGTTCTTCGCGTGGCGAGCCGGCCACCGGCAAGCCGCCGCCGCAGAAGCTGCGGGGCAGGCACAGGCGCAGGCGCTGATATCGACCGTGCAGGCCACCCTCGACGAGCAACGGCAGGCGTCAGTGCACTCGATCATCCACCCGCCGCCCGGAATGGCAGAGACCACCGGCGTTGAATCCTCATACAGAGCCGCGAACTTCCCCATGTCTTCTGCACGCGTAAGCCCCCGCGGACCTACGACCAGGGGATGCCCGTCGTTGTCCCAGGCGATAACGGGCCGCTTGGCTGTCTGCCGGCCCTCCGCGTCCTTGTAGATGGCGTAGTGCGATCGGTCAGCGGGGATCAATCCACGCTCCTTCAAGTCGATGTGCGGAAAACGGTATGAGCGGGCGAAGGCGTCTGTCAGGCGATCCGCTGTACACATAACGCGTCCCCTGGCAGCTACGGAATGGCCCGCCACCGACTGGTGAGGGCCATGCGCTGCCGCGATCAGTTGTCCTGGAGGCGCTGGCTGAACTCCTGGACGCTCCGGTCCGGGTTCATGCCCTGGAGGCGTCGACGTCCATGATCCGCCCAATCTGCTCGACCAGCTGGTGAGGGTGGACGATGGCGTCCTTGACGTCGAGACGGCTGCTTCCGGTCCAGCTCATGTTGCCCTCCGCGTCGGTCACGGCAGCGCCGTGACGGAGCAGGGACCATCCGCCGTCCGAGTAGTCGAAGAAGTACCGCTCGCCCGGGGCCGAGATTTCAAGGACACAGCCGCAGGGGTCATCTGCGTCCCCTTGATCGGCACGGCAGTCCTCCAGGTTGGTGATGGTCTTCGCCTGGTCGCCGAGCAGCGCTGCTACTGCCATCACGGTGGCGTGGACGTCTTGGGGCGCCTGGTAGGTGCAGGGGGATGCGTCCAGAGTACGGATAGCCGGACGGAGCAGCTTGAGGTGGGCCTGGATCTCGTCTGCGGCACCGGTGAGACGGTCCAGCGCGTCGGCCAGGGTGTCCTCACCGGATACCGAGGGGGCCGGGATAGAGACATCACCGCGCGCAGCAATGTGGCGGACTGCCTGCTCGAGGAGGCGGAGGTTCTCCACCGAGCCTTGAAGGGTGGCGTTGATGGCCGAAGCGACCACCGCGGCATCCTGGGGTGTGTAGATGGCCCACTCGTGTCCCAGCGCCTTTCCCAGGCCTTCGCTGGCGATCGCGGCTGTGACGGCAAGGGCCAGGGTGTCGGCAGGCTCGTTGGCGTCGGCGGCAACCTGTTCGGCCGAGCCGGCAAGGTCGTTCACGTACCCCGATGCGTCCTTGCTGTCGCTCCAGCGGAGATGAAGGTCAGGTGCTTCGGTCACGGTGGCGTCCTCCGGTGAGGTTCAGGCAGGCCCGGCGCATGCAGCGCCTGGCGGGACATCGGGAAGCTGGAACCATCTTCGCGGGCTAGGTGAGGCGGTGGGTGGGATCCGGCCGGATCCCACCCACCAGACGGTCAGAACGGCGCCGGACCCTGGCTGCTGAAGGCTGCGAGGTCGGGGTACTGCTGGGCAAACTCGGCGCGAAGCCGGGCGTCCTCCTCCGCAACCTTGCGGCGACGCTCCCTCTCGAGAGCCTCACGCGCGGCAGCTTCCTCGTCGAACTCCGCGGCAAGCCCCGCGCCAGCGGCAGCCTGCTCGGCCGCGTATGCCTCCTCGGCCTCCCACTGGGCAGCGAGCACGGCACCGGCGGCCTCGGTCTCCTGCTGCTCCTGGCACTCCCAGCAGACGGTGGAGCCGTCCTTGGGGAGCGGGTTGCGGCAGGCGCACTCTGGCATCGGCTGGCGCGGGCCCGGAACGGCCGGACGTTCCTCCGGGGCGGCAGGGGTGGCCTTCGCCGGTTCGCGGTCGGCGCGGTGGTCCTGCGCGCGGGTCACGCACGCGGTGCACGGCTGGTTGGTGTGGATGTCGACGCGGTCGTCGCAGGCGAGGTTCCCGCACTCGGCAGTGTCCTTCAGCATCGCTACCAGCGGCCCGAACGGCGCCCGCGGGGACCGGCCAGCATCCCGCTCGGCCTTCCACGCGGGAAGCAGCTGCCCAGCCCAGTAGCCGTTCCACCGCGGCAGCACCCGGTGCTCGACGAGCTGCTGCACGGTCCGCTCCCGCGGCTGTCCGGTGGCGAGCGCGGTCACAATTGCCTGGGAGACGTTCGGGGGTGTCTTGTCGCCGAGAGCGATGTCGAGCTCCCGGGGCAGGAGGTCCCGGAAGGCCTGCACCTGCTCCCGCTGCTGCTTCGAGAACCGGGGCTTGCTTGTCGCGGGTGCGGCGGAGCCGCCCTCCCTCGGCCCCTTACTACCTGTAGAGGCCTGACGGCATCCAGGGGCGCTACGCGCCGAAGGCGCAGGTCCAGCAGGCGTCGTACCAAAAGAAGGAACCAGAGGGAGGTCGCGTTCTGGCAGGTCAGGTGCCGGTTCCGGGTCGGAATTCGAACCCCCTGGGTCGGAATTCCGACCCGACGGGTCGGAATTCCGACCCGCCTCCTGGCTCACCAGGAACGCGAGCTTCACCTCCGCGTTCCGCCACCCCTGGTAGCCATCCTTCGGCCTGTCGTTGATGCGGATCCGGATCGGCCGATGCGCTGCCGCGGCCCTGGAGGACGTCTTCAACGGCTCGCCATCAGGGGTCGACACGAGGCCCACCCTGGAAAGGTTGTCGAGGATCCCCCTCACCCGGGTCAGGCTGCTGGGCTTGCCCTTGGTGCCGCTGGGGATCAGACCGCACAGAGTTGCCAGCGTCAGCTTGCGGACGGGGTTCTTGAACTTGTCCACCACCAGCGCGCGCAGGATCGCGTAGCCGCGGACGTCCGGGTCCCGGAGGTCGTCACACAGGCCGATCCAGTCGTGCATGCGGGTGGTGTACCAGCCGCCGTCGTCGGGCCCGTACAGCTCGACGAGGGTGTCCTTCTCGTTCACCGCGCTCCTCCGACCGTGACGGAAGTGGTGGGGGTAACGCTTCGCTGGGTGTAGATCCCGGGTACGCTCATCACGAGCGACCTCCTTGAAGGGTGGGACGTTCGAGTGCAGCGGGCGACCACCCGCTGTGGTGCTTCGAAGGCCGGCTGAGCTGCGAACTCGCCGGCCTTCGGCATGTCAGCCATCGGACTGGTTGTAGACCGTCCGGAAAAACTCCAGGAACGGCTCCGTGGCCATGATCAGGGCGTTGTTGGCCCGGCCGTACGGATGCGGCTTGTCAGGTCCGAACGGCCACTGCTCGGCGTACCTGTCCGAGGTGGCGATGTGGCGGACACCCTCTCGGGTGATGCTGCCGACAATCTTCAGGCGCACCAGCAGCTCGGCGCCGGACGTGAAGGTGACAGCTGGGGGCAGACGACTGTCGTCGGTGCGTTCGGGGTTCCGGGGGCTCATCGGGACCCCCGGCGGGACGTTCCACTTCGCGTAGCGCGAAGTACACTCATGGCGGATCTCCTAGCGGGGATTCAGTAGCCGCGGAAGTCTTCGCAGGACAGCGGCTATAAGAAGGGCGGTCGGCCGGTTGGGAAGCCGGTCGGCCGTCTTGCACGTTCTTGGTCGTCTACGGGCCCATCACGTCACTCCCCTCTCACGCGGCCAGCGCGTTGATCGCAGCCACGGTCTCGGCGGCAGTCCGATTTCCGGCATACCGGGGCGCACTGAGCATTCCCGCCAGCCGGTCAGCTCGCTTCACAATCCACGAGATCTGCTCCTCCTCGGGCAACGAGAGGATCGGCCGGATGGCATCGGCTGCGCCCTCTACGTCGTCGAGCTGAACGCGCGCCGTCGCCAGGTAGATGTGCGCCAGGCGCTCGTCGTCGAGCGACCGCTCGGCCTCGGGTCCGGTGCGCCACAGCTCGATCGCTGTGATCGCCTCCCTCTCCGCACGCTCGGCGTCGTGTCCGCCCTGGAGCCAGATCAGTGACGAGCCGGCGTAGTAGGACTGCTTCGCCCTTGAGAACCCGAAGAGTCCGTGGAGGGAGTCCGGGCGCCGGATCCGCTCGCGCGCGGCCTCCGCCTCGTCGAGCGCGCTGTTCGCCGCCCGGGAGTTGCCGAGGTTCGCCAGGCACTGGGCCTCGCCGCACCTCAGTCGGGCCTCACCCGTGCCGTGGCCGGAGCCGACCCACTGGTATCCGTCCTGGATGTGTTCCAGGGCCCGCCCGTAGTCCCCCTGGAACCGGGAGATGAGTGACCTGGTCCCGGCCACCCACGCGGCGAGCTCGGAGTCACCGGCGAACTCGGCGCAGCGGCCTGCGGCAGTCGCGTGCTCGTGCGCCTCCTCCGCGTCCCCGAGGTCGAGCAGCGCGTACGCGAGGACGCCGGACAGTCTGCCCGCGGCAACGTACAGGTCAGCACGGTCACCGGGCCTGAAGTGTCCGGAACGCAGCCGTTCGAACGCTTCGCCCCGCAACGCGTGTGCCCGGTTCATCATCGGAGCCGGCGGGTTGCCGAGGTAGTCGAACGCCGTCGCCTCGACACCTTCCTGGAGCTCCGAGATGTCCAGGTCGGCCAGTGCTGTCAGATCCCTGGACATCGCGAGCGCTGCCGCCCGGGTGCGATGCGCGGCCGCAGCCGCGCGCCGTTCGGCATCTTCGCGTTGCCACAGGGCGACCAGCTTGCCGTTCGCGCCGAGCACGTCGTCGGCACGGACGGCCACTTCCAGCGGGGCCAGCCTGCGGCCGGTCTCGAAGGAGTGCAGAGAGGTGCGGTCGTAGTGGATGTGCTGGGCAAGGCCGGCGAGCGACCATCCTGCCTCCATGCGTAGCTGCCGGAGGCGTTCCGAGAACGTGGTCATGCGCTGAGTGTTCCTCCTTCCAGGTGACGTCGACAGGAGTCGTTGCGGCTTATGACCGCGATGCCGGTTCCTGAGCTGTTGTCAGATTCCGGCGGGCCCGGGTGACAACAACACCTTGCGTCGTTGCGGCAGTTGGCGGTGGTGCGATGAGAGCAAGCCGATCACTCGCCCTCGGAGGTACCCGTGCCGTCCGCTCTTCGTTGCTCCAGGTCCGTCCGCCGGCCCGGCTTCAGAACCCTTGTGTCGAAGTACTCGTCGATCCGGTCCTGCGGATACTTCGCGCGCGTCGTTCCGGGCACCACCACGGGGGTCGGGAACTCGGGGTCGGTCTTGGCGATGCGGTGCACGCGCTGCCGACTGAGTCCCCGGTGCTCCGCAATCTCCGGGATGGTCATCAACCTCGGCTCCTCCTTCTCTCTCTCGTTGTCGGCCATGCGGTCCCCTTCAGTATGGCCCAACCCTGTTGACAAAGTCCACCAGGTGTTGGAGTCTTGTATCAGCAAAACGACACGACCCCGGGCCAGCAAAAGCCGGACCGGGGTCGCATGTCCCGAGTGGTGTTCCACCACCACTCGGGGACGAAGAACCGTCCTACCTGCCACAACAGGAGGTCGATCCGCTATGAGGATCGCATACGTACGCTCGTCCGGGCACTCCACCCTCACGACAAAGTCCACGCAGTTCGACACCACCGACTCTCTCGCCGAGGCCCTTCGCCGGATGAGGCGTGACGACGAGCTGGTCACGCAGCCGGCCCGTCGGACGCTCGCCGCGATGGCGCCGGGCTTCGTCCGGCCGCCGGTGCTCCAGCTCGCCCCGAACGTCCGGTTCCTGCCGACGACCGCGAACGACGAGAAGTGCGTCGTCTGCGAGAAGTGGTTCTGCGACGGGAACTGCGGGTTCGCCCCGGTGCCGTCCGGCGCGGCGCTGAAGGTGGCGGCGTGATGGCGGGGATCGAGTACGACGAGCTGGACCCGCTGCTGATCGCGGCGATCGAGGACATGTTCGCGGGCCTGGACCCGACGTCTTTCCTCGACGACGTCCTCGACGGCAACAACCCGCAGGCGTCGGTCGCCGCGTACGAGGACATGGTGCTCGGCGACTGGGACGGGGAGCAGCGGTGAACGACTACCCCTCGATCCACGTCCCCGGTGAGATGGCGCCGATCCCGTCCCGTACCAACCCGGTCCCGCCGCTCGACGACGAGCTCGACGGAGTCCTCGCGGACCTGGCCGGGATCCACCCGGGGATCGACTTCATCCGTGACGGGATCCGGCTCCTGGCGCTGGACCGGCTGAACGCCGACCGGACGCAGACGATCCTCTCCACGATCGCCGGCGCCGACGCGAACCTGCTGGCCGCGTTCGGTCTCCTTGCGCAGCGCCTGACGAACCCCACCTCGAACCCGGCTCTCGATGACCTCGACGCCGAGACGGCGAAGGACGTGCAGCGGCTCGGGGAGCGGTTCGCGTACGACCTGGCCGAGCTCGCCCCGGGTGACCTGTTGTCCGAGGCGGCCGCCCGTATCGACGGCATCTAGCACCGCCCCACCCTTCTGGGGCCCGGCGTACGGCCGGGCCCCTCCCCCTCCACATCCCTGAAGGAGCCCATCGTGTCCGACTCCCGTCAGCAGGCCATCGAGAACGCCGCCCGCGAGGTCATCGCCCACGACGGACCGAACGCCCGCACCGACCCGCACCAGGTCCTCAACGCCATGAACGCCGCCCGCGAGCTCGGCGCCACCGAGCGGGACATCACCGACGAGATGAAGCGCCAGCGGACCGTCTGACCACCCACCGCGAGGGTCCCAGGTACCGCCCGCCGGGGCCCTCCCCCTCCACACCCCTGAAGGAGCCCCGTCGTGCCGAAGACCGCCCCGATCACCGCAGACAGCCTGATCGCGAAGTACGCGAGCGACGTTGCGTTCGCCGCCGATAGGACGCCGGCCACCACCGTCGCCGACTTCGTCGACCAGCTCCACTTCGCCCACCGCAACCTCACCCACTTCGCCGGAATCAGCCTCGCCGACGAGCTCGACACCGCCGTCATCTACCTGAACGACGCCGAGCAGGTCACCGACGCCACCGAGAAGCAGGTCCTGCTCAACAAGGCCGCGGCCTACATGCGGGAGATCCCCGACGCGGTCGACGAGTACCGGCTCATGGTCTGAGCAGTTCCGCGACCACCCTCCCCACGGGGTCCGGCCCGGGAGCCGACAACGGGCCGGACCCCCACCCACTCCCATCTGAAAGGACCTGCCCCATGGCCCGCTACAGCGACCAGTACTCCGTCAAGTACACCGGCCCGATCAGCAGCGACTCCGTCACCGCTCGCTGCCCCAGGTGCCACGCGACCCGCGGCCTGACCGTGTACGGCCGCCTCGGACAGGCCGGCCGCCTGAAGTGTGAGCGCGGCCACCACTTCGACTACCCGCCCGGCATCGACGCCGTGACCAGTCTCGCCCTGGCCGCCCGCGACTTCCACGCCGGCCGCACCCGCTAGCCACACACCCGAAGGAGCCCGTCGTGGCCTTGCGTATGTCCGACCAGATCACGCTCATCGCCTCCGCCGCCGCCGGTGGCGTCATCACCACCCAGGTGTGGATGTCCGGAGCGACCGCGCACACCACCACCGTCGTCGCCCTGCTCGCCATCATCAACGCCGCCTGGACCACCGACGCGCTGCGCCGCAACCGGGCCCAGCACACGGTCACCTGCCCCACGCCCGGATGCGGCGTGAAGGCCGTGTTCTCCAGCGTGAAGCCCGACGAGCAGGTCCGTCTCATCACGGCCGCCGTCGACCACTCCCGCCACGGGGGTGCGCTGTGACCGCCGCCGAGTTCCGCGCCATCCACGGCGACCCGACCAGCTGGACGTCGGCCGACCACGAGTCGTACGAGCACCTCGCCGCGATCGACGCCGCGGCCGCGCGGCTCGCCGACGTCCACGTGCTCACCGCCGGCATCACCCGCTCGGGCAAGTCCGTCGGGCCGGTCCTCGGCCTGCGGGAGGTGTCGTGACCGTCAGCCGGGACCAGGCCCTCGCCGCGGCCGCCGAAGGCCTCGCCGTCCTGACCGCCGAGAAGCAGCAGGCGGACCCGAGCGGCGGGAACCCGGCCACCGACGCGCAGCTGTCCGCCCTCAACGACGCCTACGCCCTCATCGCCCGCACCCCCGCCTCGGAGTAGCCCCCCCCGCTCCTCTTCAGAATCGGAAGGACCCGCCCGTGCTTTCCCAGGTACTGAACGCGGTCGAGCAGGTGCCCGTGGAGGCATGGGCCGCCCTGCTCGCGCTCGTCACGCTCGGCTTCGGCTACCGACTCGGCCCCAAGCTGAGGGCCCGCACCGGGCACCGCAAGCCCCGGGACCCCCAGAAGAAGCGCAACCTCATCGGCTTCCTCGGCATGGGCCTCGTCGTCGTCGCCGGCCTCGCCCTGTCCACCAACACCTCCGCCCGCTTCGCCGAGAAGCGCCTCCACATGGATGCGCCCTGGCACATGACGGTCGGCCTCGTCCTCGAAGCGATCGTCCTCGGCCTGTCCTTCTACGCCTGGGCCTTCCAGGACAAGGGCACGACCCGCGTCGTCTACCTCCTGGTCCTCGCCCAGGCCATCGGCGCCATCGAGGTCGTCATCCAGGAACACGAGGACATCGGCACCGCGGTCGTCCGCATCGTCGGACCGGTCATGCTCGCCTACGGACTCCACAAGCTCCTCGGCCTCGAGGCCAAGCTCGGCAAGGTCGAGATCAAGTCCGACAGCATCCTTGCCCGAGCCTGGCGGGACCGGCTCAACCGGTTCGAGTCGAAGCTCGGTATCGGCTCGCGTGGCGCGGATGCCGAGTCCATCAGCCGACGCAACGCGCAGGACAAGCTCGTCACCCTCGTCACTCTGGGTAAGCCCTGGCTCATGGGTAAGCGTGCCTACGAGAAGGCCCTGATGCGCGCCGGCGACGCCTCGTTCCACGGCGTCGGCGACACCCTCGACGAGTTCGGCATCGAGATGCGAATCACGACCCGCATCGACCGAATGAGGGCCTTCAAGAACCTCCCCGACCGGAACGAGGAGTACTCCCTCCGCTCCCTGCGCCCCACCACCGGACCCCAGGGCGCACCTGACGCCGCCCCCGGCGACGCCAGCGCTCTGACCAGCGGAGGCGCACCGGGGCACACCTCCGGCCACGGTGCAGGCGTGCCCGGAGCGAACCCGGGCGAGGCGCAGGCGAACAAGGGGCCCGCCGGGGGCGAGATCGAGCGTCGCACGCAGGCTTTCGACCTCTACTTCGACCTCCGTAAGGCTGGCCAGCCGCCCTCGCAGAACGCCTTCGAGAAGGCCTGGCGGGACCACGGATACGGGCTCAAGACCGACGACATCCGAGCGCTCTACAAGGAAGTCCACACCAAGGTGACCGGGAGCAATCCGTGACCCACAGCAACCGCCTCTGTGTCGCGAACGACAAAGGACGCGCATGCCACCGCCTGGCAGATGCTCAGCTGCCTGTCGCACTGTGCAACGCCCACCGCATCGAGATTGCCCTCGCCGTCGTTCCCGACATGCTCCGCTCCGGGCTCTCGGTGGCTCTAGCCGACAGCGGCACGGGCGTCGCGGGCCGCGATGACCTGGTCAGAGCGGCCATGGCCACACCAGTTGAGGGTTTGTTGGGCGGGGTCCACGACAGCGTCGTCTACTTCATCGCAAACGGTGGACGCGTCAAGATCGGCTACACCACGAACCTGAAGAGCCGCGTAAGCGCGCTCTCGCTGCGCGCCGACAGTGTGCTCCTCGCTTTGCCGGGTGGGCCCGAGTTGGAGCGGGCGTTGCACGCCAGGTTCGCCCAACACCGCAGTGGCGACACCGAGTGGTTCGAGTTGTCGCCCGAAATATTCCGGTATGCGTCTGCCCGAAATGCCGCGATCTCGGGTGTAGCTCCACTGGCCTCTGCGGAGGTGGCAGGTGGTCCAAGCGCCGCCACTACTGCACGACACGAGCAGCGGAAGTCCCGCGCGTTCCGGATCTACGCAGACCTCGGACAGCCCTCCCAGCGCGCCTTCGTCAAGGCCTGGCGGGAGCACGGCTACGGCGAGACAGACCAGACCGTCCGCAGCCTCTACGACGAGATGCACGCCGCCTTCGAGAAGTCCCGGAAGGGAAATACGGAATAGGCGAGCAATTTGCCAGAGCCAACCAACGGACCTAATTCAAGGACCTATTCATGTCTGCCAGCCCGCCTGTCCTGCCACAGAACGCCAGCACCGCCATTCGAGCTAGTGCAGCCGGATTCGCCGATATGACCGGCCCCCTCACTTCGAGCCTGGGAGCGGACCTGGACGCGACCGTGGACGAGCTGTACGCGGCCCTGGAGTACATCGAGAGCCTGCGCTACGACCCTCAGGACCGGGCCGGCGAGTCCGGGAGCGGATCCACCGGAGCCACCCACCCGACGATCAGCGGAGAGGAGTACGGGAAGTGAGCACGGACGGAATCACCCTCGTCGACCCCGGAACGGGCTCCCCTGAGGCGGCTACTCCGAGTGACACGGTCGGCGGCGGGGCGGGGCGGGGCGGAAGCGAGAACACCGCGCAGGGCCCCCTGGTGGTCGTTCAGCAGCCTCGCGGCACCACCCCGCCCCGCCCCGCCCCGCGCACCAACCGGAGCAATAGCGACAACACGCTACGAAACGGATACGCCGCGATCTCACACAGCGTGAGCGGTGAGACGGCTGCGATCGGGCTCGGATTCCTCATCGCCGGCCCGGTCGGAGCCGTCATCGGCGGCATCACCGGCCCGGCCATCGCCGCCGCCATGATGTGGCGCGGCAGGCGCCGCGAGCACGACGAGAACACCAACACCAACGCCGGCGGCACCACCGGCCAGGCCCGCGATTCGGCGAGGAACGGGCGCGGAAACCACAGCCCGAACAGCCCCAGGACCACCCGGCCGAACAGCGGAACTCATCAGCAGAACGGCCGCGGAAACAACGCGGGCGGCACCGGGAACCACCAGAAGCCCAAGGTGAAAGACCCCGTCGCCGACAAGCTCAGCAAGCTCACGCAGAGCCTCGCCGACAAGCTCAAGAACCAGCCCAAGTCCGGCCCCTCCGCGAAGGACAACAAGCCCACCACCGACACCTCGACGAAGACCCCCAGCACCAACCGCAAGGACAACACCGGAAAGGACCAGAAGTCGCCAGGTGGCGGCAACGGGAGGAAGTGGCTGAAGGACCGGGGCCCCCAGCCCGACAAGCCCAGGCCGTGGGACGGCAGGGGCGACAAGCCGAAGAAGGACAAGAAGCCCAAGGCCCCCCAGGACAAGCCCGCGAAGCACCGCAAGGACAACAAGAGTCGCGGCACCGACACTGGCGACGTCAGCACCAGCACCTCCCCCGACGGCCTTGCCCCCCTCGACCCGAGCGGCAAGCGCATTGCCATGGTCCGCGCCAAGCGAGAGAAGCAGCTTCGCCGCCAGGCTGTCGCCGCGGGCAAGAAGGCGGCCGACAAGGCCGCGCGCAACGGCAGCGTGGGCGATCCCGCCGAGGTGAAGCTCGAAGTGATCCGGGAAGCCAACCACCGCATCGATCTCGCGCTCCGCGCCGAGAACCGGCTGCTCGCCCTGACCGCAGCAGCCGAAAAGCTGAGGAGTACTCCCGTGAACTACCCCGCGATCCAGGCGTCCCCGGCCAGCCAGAGCCAGCCTGGCACGGCCCTCGCGCGCCAGATCGACGTCCGCAGCTCGACGGCCTACGCGATCCTGACCGCCATGGCCGACCAACTGGCACACGGCCTGCACAGCGACGCCGACGCCGACATGGCCGACCACATCGTTGAGCTGACGGGCGTGCCGAACATGTGCAAGAACCTCGCGGTCGCCGTGCAGGAGGCCGGTCGTGCGCTCGCCCGGACCGCCCCCCTGCACCCGTCGGTGATCAAGCACCTGAACAACGCGGCCGTCGCCGCCCGCACCGCTGGAGTCATGGCGGAGAGCATCATGATCGTGTTCGTGCAGGCGCACCGCGAGGACATCATCCGCGTCCTCGACCCGCGCATCGGCGAAGAGCGCTGGAACATCCGCAACGCCCCCGGCACTCTCGACGCAGCCAAACTCCGCGCCGCGATCGCCGCCGCCCACACCGCGCGCCTCGCCCTGCCCGCAGGAAGCACCCCCAGCGGCCCGCAGGGCGGCAGCAAGCTCGTCCCGGCCTCCGACGGCAGCACCAAGAAGCTGATCAGCCTCATGAAGGACTTCACCCGCGGGCACATGGTCACCGTCCTGTCCGAGGTTGCGGGATCCGCCGCCGGTGTCGAGGGCGTCGCCGACTCGATCAACAAGCTCTACCGGCGCATGACGAAGACCTGGCCCACCGAGAACGTCGTCGACGAGACCGTCGCCCGCACCGCCGGCCAGGTCCGCCGCATCGCGTCCGAGCTCCAGAAGGCCGTCAAGGCCGCGCAGAAGGCACACGCGCGCGAGCTCCGCCTCAACGCGAAGGGCCGCGCAGGCAAGGGAGCACACGCCGAACAGAAGTGGGACGTCGTAGGCCGCCGCGGTTCGTCCACCTGACCAGAGAAGGGAGAGCCACCATGTCCACTACAGAGCTACCGATGACACTCACCGACAAGCCGAAGCGATGGGACTTCTCCAGGGACGCCGTCTCCCCTGGCCGTCTCGTCGCCTGGGGCGGCGAGGCCGCCCTCGCCTCCGCGCTCATCGCCCCGCTCGCCGGCATCCCGTGGGAAGCCGGAGCCGGAGCCGGAGCCCTGTTCACGGCAGCCGCCATCACCTACGAGAAGGCCCGCGGATCCTGGCGGCGTGTCGTCACCGCTCGGGCCGCATCCTGGCTCGCGACGACCGGATGGCTCTCGTACACCCTCGCCGAAGGACCGACACTCCTCACCATGGCCTTCGGCGGCGCCATCTGGGCGACCGGCGCCGCAGTGAACATCGGCATGGACCGGTGGGCCCAGGAGACCAAGGCCGCTGAGGAAGAGCTCGACCGGCGCCTGGAGCAGGGCGGGAAGATCAAGGCCGCGCAGGACGGCTGGGCGCGGCTCCTGGAGGACATCTGCGGTATCGAAGGGGCCGTCGCTGACCCCGTTGTCGACCGCTGGCCCAGCGGCGCCGGCTACACCGTCAAGGTCGCTCTTCCCTCGCACCTGAACGTCGACGCCCTGCGCGGCTACGAAGCAAGCCTCGCAGGCGCCCTGCACCTTCCCAAGGGCGGCGGTGTCTCCTTCAACGCCGGCGGGCCCGACGTCCCCCGCAACGTCGTCTTCATCGCCGTCACCGAGAAGAACATGATGAGCGGCGCGATCCCCTACCCGAAGCTGACGCCGACCACCATCAACAAGCCCGTCGGATTCGGTGTCGTCGGCAACGGAGCCGAAGCCGGCCTGAACCTCAAGGACGAAGGCTTCATCGCGATCGGCGCCCAGGGATCGGGCAAGACCGCCCTGATGAAGACCCTCGGCCTCGGCCTCGTCCGCTGCGTCGACGCGATCGTCATCGACCTCGACACCTCCGCGAAGATGAGCGCCGTCTTCGTCAACCCCTACCTCCGGCACGGCATCGGCCGCCCGCTGATCGACTGGCCCGCCACCACCGAAGACGAGTGCCGCCTCGTCATCCAGGCCGCGAAGGCAGCAATCGCCGCCCGCAAGACCGAGTACGCCGACCTCCTCGAAGACGAGGACGTCGACAACCTCCCGGCACGCCCCGACATCCCGGCCATCCACATCCGCGTCGACGAGACAAAGTCGATGCCCGACGACGTCCTCGACGGCATCGACTTCATCATCGAGGAAGGCCGCAGCGTCAACGTCCGCGTCTCCAACACCGGACTCCGCGCGACCCGCGAGTACATCACCGGCACCATGGACGAGCTCACCCCAGGACGAATCGGCCTGCGCACGAACAACTCCAGCGAGCTCTCCATGCTGTTCCCCGACAGCGGCGCCCCCGACATGGCCATCTTCACTGACCCCGGCACCGTGGCGTACATGTCGACGACGAAAGGCCCGTACCAGCCGACTCCGGCGAAGGCCTACGCCACCATGGCGGAAGCCTTCACCGAGGGCAGCACCGACTACGCCCGCATGCAGAACCTCTTCATGGACGCAGCACGCGAGCTCTCGCCCATCCGCCCCGACATGGACGAGGTCACCGCCCGTGCCATGGGACTCGCCTGGTCCCAGCGGTGGGCACGCATCATCCCGAACCTGCGCGGAGACGCCTACGGCAACGTGACGGCCGACCGGATGCACGAATCGGTGTGGGAGCTGTACCGCTCATGGGACAAGCCGGCCTCCTACGACCACCTGCTCGGCCGACTCCTCGACGACGACGGCGACACCATCGCACCGCCCACATCCGGAAGGAGCGCAGACATCCCGCGCTTGACCGAGGCACTCCTCGACGAGGAAGCCCTGGAGCGCGCCGCCCAGCAGGAAGCGGCCATCGAGCTCGCCAAGGCCTCGCCGCATCCCAAGTCGAACGACGACCTGGCCGTCGAGCTGTTCACGGCGCAGGGCCGGCCCGTCAAGCCGTCCGATGTGTACCCGCTGATGGTCCGCGCCGGATATACCAAATCGGACCGAACGTTCCGCGACCTGTGCGCCAAACTCTCGCTGCAAAACCGGCTCGTCAAGGGCCATGATGGAACCTACGCGGCCCCTGAATGCGACGAGGTTCCCCATGCAGCCGGACGAGTTCCCGGACCTGAAGATGACGCCCATGGACGAGGCGATGCTCCACATGGCTGAGCTGATCACCGGTCTCAAGAAGGCCGGCCTCAGCGAGCACTCGGCCGTGCGCTTCGCGGCCATCTACTTCGCCGAGTCGTCTGGGTCCATCAGCGACGAAGACGACTGACCGAACACGCGACCGCGAGAGCCCCCGGGTCGTACCCGGGGGCTCTTTGCGTCCCGACCCGCCGCCACGAAAGGGAACTTCATGCACGCCGACCTCCCCAACCCGAACAGCACGACTGCCCCCGCCTACGACCGGACCACCCTCGACGACCAGGCCAACCAGCTCGTGGCCGCCGTCGATGACGCTCTCCGCGCCTCCTCCTACCGCGACCCCAGCCCCCTGCCTGCCATTGGGCCCACCCCGCCCGTGCCCCAGCCCGGACGGCCCCCCATGAGTCAGCGAGCCACCGACATCAGCGGCATCACGACCGCCATCGGCATCGCGTCCCTTCCCGTCTCTCTCGGAGCCTCCGCCATCATGTGGACCGCCGGCCAGGTTGACCCGCTCGTCATCGGCATCCTCCTCGGCGCCCCCGTCGCCCTCGCGCTGGCCCTCTCCAGGGTGTTCAAGAGCGCCAAGGAGGCCGCCGCTGCCGCACCCGCCGAGCAGCACCACCACTACAACGGGACCGTCATCCAGGACCAGCGCAGCATCAACACCCAGACCCGCGGCGTCTGGGCCAGCACCCGCAACCAGCTGCCCCGCTAGGGCCAGGCTCCGCGGGCGCCAGGGGGCGGGGGGAGCACCCGATAACCCATATCCCATTGCGTTCGCAATGGGATATGGGTTATGTTCTTCCCGCCCACCGAAAGGAGCCCACATGAACTGCTCGTTCTGCTCCATCGCCGCAGGCCAGACCCCCGCCGTGATCGTCCGCGAATGGGACGACGCCCTGGCGATCCGCCCCCGCAGCGGGGGCGTGAACGAAAACCACGTCCTGGTCCTGCCCCGCGTCCACGTCGACGACGCCGGCACCGACCCGGACGTGACCGCCGCCGTGATGCGCCGGGCCGCCGAGCTGATGGCCGAACACCCCGCCGCGAACCTGATCACCAGCAAGGGCAGTGCGGCGACCCAGACGGTCTTCCACCTCCACGTCCACGTCGTCAGCCGCCAAGACGGCGACGGCCTGCCCCTGCCGTGGACCCCGCAGCATGCCGCCCGCACCACCACCACGTCGCAGAACGGAGAGGCCCGATGAGCACCACACGCCTGGTCATGGCCCGCGAACCCCTCCCCACCGAGGGCCCGTCGGTGTTCCTTGCCGGGCCCACCCCCGACAAGCGGACGCCCGTCCCCTCCTGGCGGCCCGAGGCGGCCCGCCTCCTGGCCGAGCAGTGGACCGGCAAGCAGCCGCTGACCATCCTGAGCCCCGAGTCCCGCAACGGCGTCCGGGCCGACCGGTACGAGACACAGGTCGACTGGGAGACCGACGCCCGCGCCGCCGCGACGGCGGTCCTGTTCTGGATCCCCCGCGACGTCGCCACGATGCCCGGCTTCACCACCAACGTCGAGTTCGGCCTGGACGCCGGCAGCGGCCGCGCGGTCCTCGGCTGCCCGCCCCACTGCCCCAACCCGGAACGTAACCGCTACCTCATCTACGTCGCCCGCCGCCACGACGTACCCATCCGCTACACCCTCCAGGACACTGCGGCCGCCGCACTCGAACTCATCGCCCGAACGGCCCCGTAGACCCCGAGGAGGACATGATGGGCACACGTGCACTCACCTGCTACATCGCCGTCTGCGACCTGTGCGGCCAGACCAGCGACGACGCCGAGGACGGCCTGCACGCAAGCTCCCCTGAAGAAGCCATCGAGAACGCGACCTTCGGCACACTCGATGAACGGGGCGGCTGGACCGTGACCCCCGACGGCCGTCTCGTCTGCGACATGCGCACCGACTCCGCTCACGAAGACGTCCACGCCGCCGCGGGCAAGCGCATGGGCTACGACGCCATGACCGTCGTCTTCACCAACGCCTAGAACCGGCAGGGGGATAGCACCTCAGACAAACCGGTCCCCTTCTGCCACCATGAATTCCGGTAGCAGCAGTCCGCCTCGCTAGTGTCCCCGCGCTGTGAGACACGACCGCTCGCCCCACGTCGGCCCCGCCATTCCCCCCGTCTGGCGGGGCCGCCCCGTTTCCCGTACCCAAGACACGCCCTGGCCTTCAAGGGAAGGATGACGACATGACACCCGAAGAAATCAGTGACCGAATCGCCGCCATCCATACCGCCGACCCTTACCAGTACTACTCCAAGTTCCCGCCCCTCTGGCGCGAAGTGCTCTGCGCCATAGCCGACGGGGCTCCCGACCCCCACCTCCTCGCCGCCGCCGCTCTCAACACCGGAAAGCCAGCCTCGGATATAAGGAAGCCCCTCCTCGGGTACGGGGCACGCCTCTCGCTGATCAAAGCGAGCGAAGGCGTAAGCGCAGCGAAAGAAGCTGCCGACCTCGGCCTCACCACACAGGCCATCTCCGCAAAACGCCGGAGCGCACTGAAGAAGCTCGGCGCGCGGGACGCCGCCCACGCCATCGAGATCCTCCTCGCCTGCGGCGAGATCACCGAAGAAGACCTGGCACCCCCTGCGGAGTAGCAGGGCAGAACGCCCCTCTCACTTCACCGGCTTCCACACGGCACAGCCCTCGGACGTGAACTGCCCGTCCGACGACCGGATCGTCACCGTGATCTTCCGCGCGCTGGTGGCGAAGTTGTTGTCGATGATCTCCCCCGACTCACTGGTGCGCTCCCAGTAGCAGTTCTCCATCTTCCCCTCAGCCCGGTACGTCCCCGGTGGAATCGTCTCGTCCTCCCCCTCCGCGTTCGGATTCGACGACACCACGAACGTCTCGTTCCCGAACCAGCGGTCGTACTTCCCCGACACCGCCTGCTTCAGCGTCTGCGTCCACTTCGGGCACAGCTTCGGGATCCCCGCCTGCAGGATCGCCTTGCCGTCGCCATCTAGATTCCCCGACTCGGCCAGCCACTGCGGCCGCGACGACGAATCCACCGCGCTCACCGGCAGCGACACGCAGATGTCCTTCACGAAGTCCGACGCCCTCGAATACAGCCCGTCGAACTCCCAGCCCTTCTCGTGCGCGAGCTTGTCGATCTCCCCCTCCGGGCCTTCGGCGAAGACCGGCTCCTCCGTGGCGTACGGGTCCTCCGTCGAGAACGGAAACTCCGTCGCCTTCGTCACCGTCGGCTCAACCGTCGGCGTCTCACTCACCGCCGCCGGCCCGGCAGCCGCGCCCGACGCCCCGTCACCGTCCCCCGCACACCCGGATATCAGCATCGCCACCGCAGCCACCCCGGCCGCCGTAGCCCCCACCCCACGTACATGTCTCATGCCCCGCAGAATGCCACCCGAGCTCGACCGGGGCATCGAAAACGCCCTGATCGGGGATCATCACAGGTAAGGCGCGGGGCCGACGACAACCACACCACGGGAGCCCCACCGTGCCAGTCTCGAAAGCCCGGCAAGCAGAGATCGCACAGCGGCGCAGCCAGATGCTCATCATGAAGATCCAGGGCCGCACCGCAGCCCAGATCGCAGAGCACTTCGACATCTCACCCGCCACCGCGCGCTCCGACCTCTCCCGCGCTATCAAGAAGGCCCGCCGCCTCGAGGTCCAAGACGCCGAGCTCTACCGCTTCGTCCAGGGCTCCCGCCTCGAACACCTCCTGCGCGCGGTCTGGCCCGCCGCAACAGGTGCTCCCGGACCCGACGGAGAACTTGTAGTCGACCTCAAGGCGAGCGAGCAGGCCCGCAAGCTAATCGTCGACATCAGCGACCTGTTCGGGCTCAAGGTCCCCGTGCGTACCGAGATCAGCGGCCCTGACGGCGGAGACATCCCCTTCTCCAGCGGCGAGACCGCCGAAGTCATGGCCCTCATCGCCATCTCCGACCGGGACAACGCGGAGATCCCCGCCATCGACCCCGAAGCCGACTTCGACGACGAAGAAGACGAGGACGACGCCCCCGACGACGAGGACGAGGACGACGATGACGACGGCGCCTGACCTCCAGCCTGGCATCGAAGCGCACTACCGGTCCCTGCCTGCTGCCCAGCGCCGCAGGGTCATCGCCCGCGCCCGGCCCGAGACCCGGATCAAGCTGGCGCGGATCGAGCGGCAGATGGCCATGGACCGCTCCCCGGGCGCACTCGCCGCAGTCCTCACAGGAGGCCGGGAGAAGCAGGCCCCCCACCTGGACATGATTGACAGTGCGTTCCGGCGGATCGCAGCCGGCGAACGCCTCCAGGTGATGCTGACGTGTCCCCCCCGACACGGGAAGTCGCAGCGCGCCTCCCGCTGGGGTCCCCTCTGGTACCTCCGCCGCCACCCTGAGCACCGTGTCATGATCGCTTGCTACGGCGCCGACCTCGCCGACGACCACGGCCGATGGGTCCGTGACCAGCTCAAGGAGTACTCACCCGCCCTCGGCATCAAGCTGCACCCCGCCTCCCACGCCGCTAACCGTTTCGACCTCGAACAGCGGCGCGGCTCCAGCGTCCGCGGCGGCATGGTCACCGCCGGCGTCGGCGGCGGCCTCACCGGCAAGGGCTTCAACCTCGGCATCATCGACGACCCGTTCAAGGGCCACGACGACGCCTCCAGCCCGGCCCAGCGTGAGCGCGTCTGGGAGTGGTACCGGTCGGTGTTCTTCACCCGCCGCGCGCCCGCCGCCTCCCTCATTTTGATCAACACGCGCTGGCACGAGGACGACCTGTCCGGTCGGCTCCTCAAGCACGAACCCCACCGATGGCTGCAGATCGACCTACCCGCCCTCGCCGACAACCCCAGCGACCCCCTCCACCGCCCCATCGGCGCCCCCCTGTGGCCAGAGCAGTACGACGCGGCCGAGCTCGCCGACATCCGCGAGTCCGTCGGTGAACGCGTTTGGTACGCCTTGTACCAGCAGAAGCCCCGACCGCTCGAAGGCGGCGTGTGGAAGTGGGCATGGATCACCAACCACCGCCTCGACCTCGAAGCCTGGCCCGGCATTAGCCCGACCCGGATCGTCGTCGCTGTCGACCACGCCGGCGGCGACGCCATGCGCAACGACGAAGTCGGCCTCGTCTGCGCCGCCAAGGATGCCGAAGGCCACATGTACGTCCTGGACGACCGGTCCCGCACCATGGGCGCCGACACCTGGGGCACCGAGGTCTGCCGCCTCGCGATCGAACGCCAAGCCGACGCGATCATCGTGGAGAACAACTTCGGCGGCGACATGGCCAAGCAGGTCGTCTCCCAAGCGTGGCGGGAGCTCGAGCGCGAAGGCGGTACCCAGCGCATGCTGATGCCTTCGGTCATCGAGGTGAACGCCAAGCAGGGCAAACGCTTGAGGGCCGAGCCGATTGCCCAGCTGTACCGCCAGGGCCGCATCCACCACGTCGGCGAGTTCACCGAGCTCGAAGGCCAGATGGTCACCTGGCTGCCTGGCATGGACTCTCCCGACCGTATGGATGCCGCAGTGCACGCCTTGACCGAACTCGCCGATCCGGCGGCCGTCGCCACGGGCAGCGGTTCGTACAACGACCAGCGGCTCGCGGGACGCCGCTGAACCCCCACCGCATATGCCGTTGGCGAGTTCGTGCACGCCTCTGGTGTATCCGCGCAGCCTGGTGGCAGGGTGAACGGCATGCGGCGCCCCGCCCCCACCCCCGCGGGCTGCCGACGGCCTTGCCTCCGAGCCGACGGGGGCAAGGCCGCGCCCGCCTCCCGGCTCCCCACGGGAGGCCACAGGCGTGAGCACCGTCGGCACCCGATGCCGACAGCAAGGGGACGACATGGCCGTCGTTGAAGCAAGGGCGCGGCTACCGCGGTGCTCCCGCTGTCGCGGCGGCTTGATCATCAGCGCAGTTGCCCCTCAGAACGACGTGCACGGCCGCCCTATCCATCTGGAACTGTGCCGAGCATGCGACCGGGGGGCGATCGATCGCCCTGCCGCAGGGATTCTGCTCCAGTGGTTTGCCGATGGCGGCGGCCACGACATCACCCGCGCCCAAGAGGGCGTCCACCTGCTCGTCGAATGGACCAGGGAGTGCATGGCCGCCCACGGCCTGCACTGGGCGCCCTGAGCTCCCTGGACAGCAGTTGAACGGCCCGCGCCCCGGGCCTTGTCAGTGCCTCGTGGCAGGCTGGCGATGCCTGGCGGCGCCCATCCTTGAAGCCGATGCCGCCGCCGGGCGCCCCCTCAACCACCAGGAGGATCCACGTGGAGAACTACCGGCTGGCATGGACGCAGGACGGACGGGACGGACGTCAGGTCTCCGCCGTCACCTACGGTCTGTCCGCTGCCGAGGACTACAAGCTCCTCAAGGAAGCCCAGGATGGCGTCACCGACGTCGAGATCGTTCCAGTGAAGCCCGGCGGGTAACCGGCGCCCGGACGTTGTCAGTGGCGGCTCGTAGCGTCGTAAGCACGAAGGCCGGGACCCGCCCGGCCAGGCGACGCAAGGAGTCGGTCATGGGTGAGATAACGGTCAGCGCGCAAGACATGGACCACCTCCTGTGCGACCCCGCGAGCGCGTACGGCACCCCGTACCAGCAGGCCTACGCCGAGCTCGCCGCCTCGCACCGCGGCCGGCCGACCGCCGAGATCGTGCCGCTGCTCCGTGCCGCCGCCGACCGTGCGCTCCTCGGCTTCACCGACGCCGACCTCGCCGAGCAGGCCTGGGCGATCAGCAGCGGCGCCCCGTACGAGCTCCGCGTCCGCGTCACCCGGTAGGCCCGGAGGAGTGCGATCACGGGCCTGGGCTGCGTAGCCTGGAAGCACGTCCAGGGGGGTCCTGAAGGAGTACGGATGCCCCGACCCCTATGGTCCGGAGCGGTGTCGTTTGGCCTGGTCACGGTGCCTATCAAGCTGGAGGCCGCGACCGAGAAGCACGACGTCTCACTGCGGCAGGTGCACCTGGAGGACGACGGTCGCGTCCGGTACCGCAAGACCTGCGAGATCGACGGCCAGGTCCTGGCCGAGGACGAGATCGGCAAGGGCTACGAGGTCCACAAGGACGCGGTCATCCCGATCACCGACGCGGACCTCGCGAACATGCCGCTGCCGACGGCGAAAGCCATCGAGATCGTGGCGTTCATCGACCGGGCCGCCGTCGACCCCGTCCAGTACGGCGCCGGCTCGTACTACCTCACCGCTGACGGCCCGGTGGCCGCGAAGCCGTACGTCCTGCTCAGGCAGGCACTGGAGCGCAACGAGAAGGTCGCCGTCGCCAAGTTCGCCCTGCGCGGGCGCGAGCGCCTGGGCCTGCTCCGCCCCCTGGGTGACGCCCTGCTGCTGTCCGGGCTGCACTGGGCCGATGAGATCCGCTCCCCCGCCGAGCTCGCCCCACCGGACACCGAGCTGACCGACGAGGAGATCGAGGGTGCCCTCACCCTGATGAACACCATGGCCACCGGCCGCCTGGACGACCTCGGTGACGAGCTCACCGACCACTACACCGAGGCACTCCATGAGGTGATCGCGGCGAAGGCTGAGCACCGGGCCCCGCAGCCGGTCGCGGAGAGCCATGAGCCGGTCGGAAAGGTCGTCGACCTGATGGCGGCGCTGGAGAAGTCGGTCGCCGAGGCCCGCGAGCGCCGCGGCGAGACCGATTCCGGGGGCGAGGCGACGGTGCACGAGATGCCGAAGCCAAAGAAGGCAGCAGCGAAGAAGACCGCACCGAAGAAGACGTCAACGCCGCGGCGCCGGAAGACGGCCTGAGGTCAGGGGAACTCGACCTCTGGAGCCGGCGCACGCCCTCCGTCGGGCCGCGTGACGCCAAGGCTTCCCCACGGGGAGCAGATGTCGCACATCTGCAGGTCCGGGTACTCCTCGGCCGCAGCCAGGACCCCGTCGCGGTCCAGGAGCTCCCCAGCCCCGTACTTGGCCCTGAGGCCGCAGTTGCCCCGGTGGAGGACCGGATGGCCCTCGGCGGCCCGCGGCGCCGAGATCACCCACGCCTGCTCGCGGCGCGCGACCTCCCTGCGCCGCTTCTCCTCCGCGACCTCGCGCTCCAGGTCCCGGATCTCCCGCTCCGTGGTCACGGCCTGGTACCGCAGCCACTCCAGCAGCGTCCGCTTCTTCTCCAGCCGGGCGGCTATCGGCAGGCCCATGACGGCACCCCTGCTCACGCCGCCTCGGCGGCCGCGGGCTGGCCGTCAGCCACGGCCAGGACATCGGGGTGGGACTGTAGGGCGGTGCGGGCCTCGATGACCATCGGCCCGCGCTCCAGGGTGCTCCAGAAGACGTGGGTGACGACAGCGGTCGACAGGTCCCGAATGAGGGCGCGCAGCCGCTCATCTTCAGCGCGCTGCTCCGGGGTGTAGCCCGGGGACGGAGCTCGCCCATCGGAGATGACGGCATTGGTGGTGCTGTTCACAACGGGCTCCCATCCGGGCATCGGCTCGACGGACCACGGAAGGGTCCGGCACAGCGCCTCATGCTCGGCTCGGGCACGGTACAGCCGGGCCTGGAGCTCGGTGAGGTCCGCCGGGAAAGGGAAGGGGGTGGTGTCGTTCGCGCTCACACCAGGAAACGTACCTCTGTTCGATTTCCGGAGGCTAGTCGTACACACCACCTGCGACTACGGTCACCCAGACGGGCCAGCACCCGCAGCCCGCAACACGGGAGGGGACCCTCATGAGCGACATCGGATGGGGCATCGTGGCCGACCCGGGCTGGGGCCTGGCCGACCCGGAGTGGGGCGTAGCGCGAGAACCCGAGTGGGGCGCGGCCGGCGACCCGAACTGGGGCTGAAACGCGAACGGCCCGCGCCCAAGACTTCTTGGACGCGGGCCGATCAACACGGCTTCCTTACACGGACGCCAGACGCTCGCCCCGAGCCGTCAGATCCACGTCAATGACTTCCTCGACCTCATCCGACACATCCTGCTCAGCCGGGCTGATCGTAAGCAGCCGCTTCGCGGCCAGCTGGTGCATCAGGCCCACGATCGCCATGCTCTTCCCGGCTCCCGCCATGAGATGGAGGCGCATCCCCGTCTCCTCGGCAGCGAGCGTTTCTACGCGCATGACGTCCTCAATCGGGCCGCTCAGGGCGCGAGCGTGTGCGTGCAGCAGATCGAGCAAGCAGCCCGCGTCACGTTCGCCGTGAACGATCGCGTTGCGTGCGATACTCAGCGCGGCCAGGAGGTCACGCTCGGCGCTCGACAGGTCGACGGGCTTCGGCGGCCGACCGCCCCGCCGCTCCCAGCGCCGCTCGAACGCCTCGACCTGCTCCTTCACGTAGACCGGGCCGGCCTTCAGGCGCGCCACGGCGGGCGGAAAGTCTTCGCGGTCCGTGAGCTGCTTGGCACGGGGGCGGCTGACGCCGAGCATCTCGGCGATCTCGGCGACGCCAACCAGGGCGGGAATGGCGGGCTCGGCGTTGCGCCGGTCCAGTTCCTGCTCGGTCATGGCCTCGATGCCGACAACCGGGGCCTTCAGGCCGAGGTCGCGGGCGGCGGCCGTGACGTCCTTGAGGCCGGCGTCGGTGGCGTGCCTGACGGTGGACGCTTCGATGAAGAGCTGAACGGTCAGGTTGCCATTGGGGGCGGTGCCGATGGCGGGCGCGGTTCCTGCGAGGCGATCGTGGTCGAGAAGCGCGTCGTAGAGGTCGTCCGGAGCATCGCGGTGGCCGAGCTCGACGTAGATGCTCCAGGCCTGGGTCATGGTCGTCTCCGTTCGTGTCGTGATTCAAGGGCGGTGGTGTGGCCCGCCCGAATATCCGGGCGGGCCGCATGGTCTACGGGATGAATCCGTGTCGCTTCATGTGCGCGATGCAGTTGAGGAGGCTTCGCCTGTCCGAAGGAGTGCCCGGGAGGGTGGTGACCCGCACTCCGCCCTTTTTCACCAGCCAGTGACCGTTCTTGGTCGGAGTGACCTCGAAGCCCTGACTCTCCGCCTTCCTGATCAGCTGCTGGACGTCCCGCTTGCTGCTCACCTTGACCTTACCCCCATTCCCTTAACACCGTCTAGAGATACTGTGACAGAAACCCTTAACATCGTCAACCGTTTCCCGTCCCGGTGAGATCCGCACGGCACAACAAGCGGCGTGACAGATAGTTACGAATCACGACGCCTTACTGGTGAGTACGGGTCTCGGCCCCGCCAGGAAGGAGACCCGACAGCCAGTTCGGCTACGCAGCGTCCTGCTCCGGGCGCGGCGGCCGTATCAGTCCCGCGCCGATCGCGAGCGCCACAGCGTGCGCCCGGTCCCGCGCACCAAGGCGCCGCATGACGTCCCGCATCCGCTCCGCCGCCCAGTACTCCGAGCGCCCCATGCGCCGGCCCACTTCCGCGTTCGTGCACCCCTGAGCCACCAGTCCCAGCACCTCGACGAGGACCGGCGGGACGACCACCGCAGGCGGAGGATCCAGCAGCCCGAGCTGACCCGCCACGTGCACGGCGTTCACCGTGTTCGCGGCGCCGAGCCGCGTGAACGTACGGGACAGCACGGAATGCACCCCGGTCGTGGAGAGGAACAGGGCGGCCCCGATGTCCCGGAGCCGCTCCCCGCGGGCCACCCTCCGCAGAATGTCGACCTCGCGGTCGGTCAGGTACGGGACGGGCCCGCCACCAGCCGGTGACGGGCCCGCCGCGCTGCTCGTACGGGTCATGCCGATCGCTCCTCCGCCAGGCCAAGGAGGTGCTCGTGGATCAGCCGGCTGTACTCGGCGTCCGCGAGCGCGTGGTGCTCCCCAGCCCGCTGCTCGGGCAGCCGCGGGTTCCCGGCATCGACGATGAGGGCCTGGAGCTCGGTGAACCACTGCGGGATGTACTGCGGCATGACGGGCCAGTTGTTGTCCCAGAGCATGTGGAGCCGGCCGATGTCCTGGCCGCCGTAGTACGCGTACAGGCGGGTCTCCGACGCATGGGTGTCGGCGAAGTAGCGGGACACCTCGGAACGGATCGTCTCGAGCGGCTTCACATCGGCGTGGGCCCAGTCCACCTGCCACTCGACCACGACGGAGCTGCCGACTGTGTTCCCGAACGGGTTCGGAGTGGCGTCGACGGACTCTCGTGTGCGCGGCAGGTAGGGGACCACGTGGTTACGCATCCACGTGTTCCGCAGCAGCGCGTCCGCGTCGACGTCGCGGTTCACGGCGTAGTACGAGCGGTTCTGGTCGTCGGTGAGGCCGATGGAGACGAGACCGCGGTTGGTGGGATCGGCGGGCAGGAACTCGGTGTCGAGGTAGACGCGGCGAACGCGCACGGGGGCTCCTTCGGTCAAAGGGTGGGGACGACGTCGGTGATGGGGCGGGTCTGCGGTACGGCCGGGCCGCCACACGGCCGGCCGTGGTCCGCGAGCGGGAACGCCAACGGGGCATGCAGGTCGAGGAACGCCTGCAAGTCGGGGTCGACCGCCGGCGAGTCGTACGGGGCCGCTGCATCGGGCTGCATCACGCCTGGTCCTTCGAGTCGGGATGGGCGTCAGGGATGGACAGGTCGCGGCTGCCCTGAGTGAGCCAGGAGGTGAGCGGCTGGCGGCTGTTGCCGAGGGGGCAGGGGGCGTCGTTGGGGCACGGCTTGTCGCGGGCTTCCTGGCAGAGCTCCAAGGAGCGGCGGCCGGAAGTGAAGCTGGGGTGGCCTTCGTCGTCGCGGTCAGGGTCGCGGGCGACGATCCAGTCGGGGCCGACGGCTTCGATGCGGACGCAGTGGTAGTGGTCGCGGCCGAAGGCGCCGTGGGCGAAGCCATGGATGATGTCGCCGGGGGTGAGGGGCGCGGTCACATCTGGTCCTTGGGGCCGGGGGTGGGCTGTTCGAGGACGTAGCCGGTACGCCGGGGCTGGCCGGTCTTGGTGACGCGGCTGGCGTGGAGGTTGCGGATGAGGACCCAGCGGGCGCGCTTGCCGGTGTCTGCATCTACGACCCAGGCGTGGTTGTGGCCAGGGGTGAAGCTCTCGATGCGGATGCGGATGGTTGCGTTCTCGGTGCGGTCGTAGCGTCGGTAGGTCTGGCCGGGCTGGATCACGTCTGGTCCTTGGGGTTGGTGTGGGCGTGGAGGGCGGCGCGAATGCGGGTCGTAGCCGTGTTCATGCCGCACTCCCGGGCGGTGAGCGGTACGCCGTCGGCGCTCAGGGCCGCTGCGTCCAGACGGTCTAGTTCGGCGCGGACGGCGTCGAGGGCGGCCTCGGCCTTGGCGCGCCGCTGCTGCTCGTACTTCCAGCCCTCGCGGTAGCTGGCCTTCTCGTTCATCAGGACGCGGTAGTTGCGGTCCTGCTGCTCGGCGTCCAGCTCGGCCTGCTCCAGGGCGGCCTCGGCCTTCTCCGCGCGGGTCCGCTCCGTGAGGTAGTCCTTGCGGAGCCGGTCCGTCTCGCGGCCGAGCATGTCGCGCTCGTTGTAGAGCGTGGTCAGCATCGGGTCGGTGATGCTGTCGACGGTGTGCCGGCTGTCCGGGGCGGGCTGGGTCATGGGGTGTCCTCTCCGAGGATCTGGCGGGCGACAGCGAGGGCGTGCGCGTGGAGGGCGGGGAAGTTGTCGTTCTCCAGGTGCACCATTTCGACGGTGAGCCAGTCGGCAAGGGCCGTACCGACGCTGGGCCCCATGAGGGCGGCAAGATCGCCGGAGGGCCCTCCAAGGCCGTTGCGGACGCCGTTGGCGTACCAGTCGGGGCGTTCGGTGAGGGCGGATTGCCAGTACGGGTTGGTGTCGACGTCGGCCTCGGCAGCGTTGGCGGCCTGGCGGAGCTTGTCGGCTGCGGTCCGGAGTTGGTCGGCGGAGCTGGGTTGGGTCATCGGGGGGTCTCCTCGTCGGCCATGTGGTCGAGACGTGCGGCTACGGCGTGGAGCTGCTTGGCGACACGGGCCATGTCGGGGTCGTAGCTCTTGCGGGCGGTTCGGGCGGTCTCGGCGGCGTCGGCTCGGAAGGCGTCGGCGGCTTCGCGGAGGACGGCGGCGCGGTCGTTGGTCGGCTGGGTGTCGGACAACCCGGCGGCGGGCTCGTTGTCGTTGAGCGCCTGGTGCTGGCGGATGACCATGGCGGTGTAGGCGTACATCCGCTCCCGTGCGATGTCGGGGCCCTGGCCGGCCATGAGGAGGAGTTCGAACAGGTCAGCGCCGGGGTGGTTCTGCGGCTCGGTGGTGTTCGGCTCGGCGAGGTCGTCGCGGAGCGCCTGCACCCGCTCGGGGTCGAGCTCCAACCAGTACGGCTCCCGGTCCGGCCCGGAGAGGCAGATGATCCGGCTGTCGTCGTCGCTGTGGAGGACGTCACCGAGGCCCCAGCGGAGCTGCACCGGGTCGTCGGCGGTGGTCGGGTCCGGGTCGGCGGCCGCGCGCTCGGGGTTCGTCAGGCAGGTGTCGGGATCGATGCCGTCGCAGTTGCTGCAGCTGTGC